TTGGTAATACCTTTTCTAGCTTCTGGCTAGATGACCTAATTTCGGTGCTCCAAACTGCTCGAGCGCATCTGAATGATGAGCAACACTTTCATCGTCCAGATCGTTGGGGTTGGGCGTTTAAACGAAGATCATGACTCTTTCTGTTTCTGGGAAGCCCTCATGCTATCCTAATCCCATAAATCAGTGTGGCAAACGTTGCTCGGCGAACTCGCTGCTTGGAGCAAGTTATTGCGCGAGAACTTTGTTATCGTGCTCCTGACGATCCTCTACATTTTGGCCGGCGTAACGATGCTGCACGCCGATCACGATTCCCGCGACGGCGAGGTCGTGCCCTTCATCCGCGAGGCGATTACGGCTATCGGCGGGTGTCTGTTCGGGATGCTCACCAAGAATACGCTAACAGGCCGCGGATCTGGAGAGCCAGCCGCTACCACCACCACGACCACCACCGTCCGCGCCGAGGGTGGGCCGCCTATCCCGCCCGTTACCCCGGTTATTATTGAGCCACCCAAGCCGGAGGCGAAGTGAACCCTCATGACATCTGGAGCATTCTCGACCGTTACGGCCTGCCAATTGTCGCGCTTCTGATCGTCGTATTGGCAATTTACAAGCTCGTCTGGCCCCTGCTGCTGCGCCAGATGGCGATTATCTCCACGCAATTGGACATCGCTCAGGAACGCTTGGAAAAGAGCCAGAGCGAGTTTATGCGTGCGTTAGAGCGCCGGGATGCTATTATGAGCCAAGGCTTTGCCGATCTGCATACGGAATTAAGGAAACCGCGCGATAAAGGACCCCGCAAATGAAGGGGAATTATATACTTAACTACCTGCATAGGGGCCACAGTTGAAACTGAAGATTTCTCTTGAGAAAAACGATATGAACCATCACGGGACCCAGGCGAAAGGGGAAGTGTGGAATCGGCAAACCGTCCGTGGCTGGAAATTACACTGTGTTGACCTCCTACGTCCGATAAAAGAACGTGAACAATGCAACCCCGAAGGCGGCAAAACCCGTGCAAAGTGGTACAAGCGATTCATCTTGTATTTTCCGTCTGGTGCTTGGTGGAATATTGATGTGGCGCTCGTCTCCCGGGTAGTCAAGTATATAATTCCCAAATGAAGGAGACCCTCACCGTTTTACTGGTCCTTTACCTCGGTTCTGGCATCTGCGCGTCCTTGCTCGGCGCCGCGCTGCTCTGGCGAATGAGGGTACGTGACCCCTTGGCGAAGTACATGGGTATTGTGATGAGCATCGCCACGCTCGATCAGTGCAACCGTTTCGCGCTGGTGATTGCGGTGCCGCGGTATCTTCGACAGTTCCCAGGTTGGTTGCACGATGCCACGTTGGCGATATGGGCGATTTGGGTTACGGTGCTGTGGGCTAAGACTTTATATCTGACCGGCGTTTTCCGCAACGGACATAGCCATCGTTCCCCGGAAACGTGATACCATTTCGCGAGGAGCCACTTCTATGCCAGACAAAGACAAACTGCCCAAAGAGCCCGAGCCAAAGCCGGTGTATGAGCCGCCATTGACTAGCGATCCTGCGCCTGCCGACGACCCGCCTCCGACCGACGATCCGCCTCCCAACGTGCCGCCCAATGACAACTGAGCCCCTGGATGGCCTACGTTTGGGAGCACGCATATGACTTACTGGTGGGCGGGGCTGTTACTATCGCCGTGACATATTCGCAGGGTAAACTCCGCGAATGGCGAAAGAGGCGCCTACCTTACGAGAACGGTCGCCGAGAAGAGATCGTGCGAAGTTACCGAGAACTCGCAAGGCGCAATCCTGAAATGGCCGCAGATCTCGTGATTGATCTCGTGAATGAGTGCCGCCGTAAAGCCACGGAGGAGGAAGACTTTAATCGTAAGGTTATTCAGCGGTTACGGTCGGTCGGCGGGAATCGTGAAGATTGAATCTCTGTACGGTCCCGCCTACCATCCACCAGCACGCCAGGCATGCGCAGGAACCGGCTAGATACCAGATGTGCAGTTCCCGCCAGTTGGTCCCGGTAGTCGGGCGATACAAAAACCCGATCACGGCAATTAGCCACAAATGAGCCGTGACAATCAAATAGTGGGCTCGCGGTACGGGCTCAACCCTCCTTCCTTCTAGCGCATACAAAACTATGCCCGTGAATGTTGCGAAGGCCATTGCGACGTGAAAATACTGACGGGCTGCGGCGTAGCAATCGATCAGCGACGCACCGATCGGATAGCCAAACCTGTAAAGAGCGTATTGAGTTGCGGCTCCAATCTCCAAAAGCATCAGAACGAGCCAGCGGCGCTCACCATGCGCTCTGCGTGGCAGGCATAGGCTCACAGCCTCCAATGTGGCGCAGAAACGCAGGGAGAGCACCGTAGGCTCAAGGAATAGCGCTCTGGGTAGCTGGAGGTTCAGGGCCTCCCGTAGGCTCATGGCGGCCAGATAGCAGGCGAACAGCGGGGCGGCTAGGAAATCTCCATTCCTAAGGCGCTGCACGAGCACGATTGCCCAGAGCGCGGCTACAAGCCACCTCAGGGCAGTGTCGAGCGTGCGGAGGTCAGTCATGTGGCGAGTTCCTGCAAGTCGAGTACGCCTTGGCTCAGACGTTTGGCCGCAATCTCGCAGTACCGCTCCTCGAGTTCAACTAGAGTGCATTGGACGCCGATTGACTTACACGCTAACGCTGTCGTCCCGCATCCCGCGAACGGGTCTAGGACGGATCCGCCTCCGAGCCATTTACAAAGCCAGCGAACGTGCTGAATGTGCCGCGTGGCGGGATGTTTGAGGTCCGACAACTTGCCGTCGAAATCCTTCTGGCGATGCTTACCCCAACCTCGATTGAGAGTGTGGTCGTTTCTGGTTGCCAGCATCCGACCAGGGATAACGCGAGCTCCCTCTTTTGAATCTGGCGCGTCTCCAAAAACATACCCAACGTCCGCATCTCGTAGTATTCTACCGAGATACGAGATTGCCGCGTACTCCAGATAGCAGGTGCGCAAGTATGGCCAGCGCGTAGGAACCGCCAATAAGAAGCGCGGATCCGACATACAGCCTAGATGTACGGCTACGCGGCGAACTGCGGGATGTGCCAACTCGAGAGCTGAATGTAGAAGCGCAAAGGCGTCTATCCCAGGGAATACATGCTCGCAATTGGGCCAGATGGGATCCGTGATGATTGATTCCGCCTCGAGTTGGGGTAGAATCTCCCGGCAATCTCCATGGTAGATCGTAATTCCCGGCTCCTCCCAGTACGGCGTCAAAGCATCGCCTCGCAGGTCGCAATCTCGCTATCGCATTTTTCTAGCTCGGTCATCGCTTCCTCTTTCCCGCTTCGGGGTCGCATGTCGGGCAGATCCGCACATAGACGGCGTGATCGCAGTTCTCGCCGAGTTCGCAGGGGAAGGTATTCGGACAGAGGTAGCAGCCGTGCTCCGAGAAGTTAGCCCCGCTCACATCCTTACGTCTGCCGTTAAAGAACGCGCCCCGCGCCCGCTTGTCGATGCCTTGCAATCTGAGCTTTTTCTTCAGTTCGGGCGTCATAATCCCCTGGCTTTCATTCGCCTGCGTTCGAAGCGCCGCTCCCAGTAGGCGTAATCCAGCGGGCCGTGCGGCCGGCCGTTGCCGCTCTTCGGACAGCCGCCCGCGTTCGTCGGCGGCCTGCGCGTCCTGAAGTCTGGCGGAATCTTGTAACCCGGTACGTCGGACCATCCGGCGTCAATTTGATCCTGAATCAGCCGATGCTCCGGGTCGGCCAGCCAGTCGTCTCGCAGGCTTATCACGGTTTAATCCTCCCAGCCACTTCCGCGAGGCGGCGCAGATCGCCGCGTTTTAACTGCCAGGAATCAAAATCGTTGTCGCTTGCGCGCGAACCGATAACATACTGCGCCTTCTCCACAAACGGCTTGGCCGCCTCCAGCAGTTCGGCTAACTGCGCCTCGGCCTTCTCAGCCCGCGCCTTCCAGCCCTCGCACTCGCGCGTGTACAGGTCGATGTAGTCGGGGTCAGGCATGCTTGGCCTCCGGCTCCTTCGCGACTTCGGCGTCCCTCTTGCCGCGTTCCCATTCACGTGTATTCTCAGCCGTGCAAAACAGCCCAAAGTGGCAATTGCGCCCATTGGGGCCGTTCTTGCCACAGTCGTAACCCGCCGAGTACGGAGTGATCTCGCAGCGCACCGTAGCTATCGCGTTCGCTACAAACAATTCAAATTGTTTCATCGCTTCGGCTCCTTCCCTCGTTCGACATCCCGTCGCATGGCATCAATCCATCGCTCCGCCTGCGCAACTACCACGCGCGGCTCCCGATGCACACACAGGCCGAACCGTCCACACACGAAGCATCGGCGCGAACTTAGGCCGTTCAGGATGCGTAGCGCTCGCTTGGGGCTCATCGCTCAACTCCTGTCGCCTCTGGAATATCGCAATATTCGACGCGCACGGCCAGCCAACGAGAACCTAAATCGTTGAGTCTAGCTTCGGCTGCGGCCCTTACTTCTGGTTTCGCGCTGTAAAACGCCTGCCGTAACGCCAGAATATACGCATCGGCAGTTTGAATAATTCGGGCTAATTCTTCGTCTGAAAGGCTCATATATTCTTTACTTCCGCCCGTTGGGCGGGGATTTTCAAGGCATAGTGGGGTCTTTCAATCCGATGTAAAGTGTTGGGCGCGAAAGCATAACCTCCGCGCCCCTCATCGTCTTGATGAGCCCCACACTAGGCTATCCCTCAGCTTGGTTGCGTCCCCGCAGAGCCCGCCTCCGCTTTTCGTGCTTTCCGTCCAGCCAAAAAATAAAACGATATTTTGACGCCCTGGCTATGCGGGAAACATCGTCACCGTTGACATGGGCCTTACGGCTATACCGCTTCGCGCTCGTCTCTTCGCTCAAGAGTGGCGCGAGCATCGTTCGTCCGGTTGACAGATAGTCAAAACGCGGAGTCTTCCGCTCCTGATCTGTTCGCCCGTCCTGAATCCAGTTACCAGCGCGGTAGATAACCCCCGTGTGGTTCGCGGATGGATCGGCATAGGAAACCAGCAATTCCACATCTGGCTTTGACTCGCGAACCCAGCGAATCGCACGACCTACGAACCACGTCTCTGTGTTCTTCGGCGTGCAATCCTCAATAAATAGTCGTGCGAGTTCCCAAGCTAACGAGACGCCATACCGTTTAAAAGTTTCACGCGGAGGTAGGGCAAAAACCAAGACGCCTATCGGTCGGCCTCCGTCGAGCAGCGCGAGGACGCCAGTGACCACGCCGGGCCAGCGATGGAGGTAATGAGCACGGACAAGGTGATCGACGGCGCTGCGGCCCACTTCAATAACGCGGTAATTCTGCATTTCTTGCCGCCCTTGTCCCAAAAGCTTCATACTGTCCACACTTCCGCGCTTTGCGCGGGGATTTTCAAGGCCGCCCATTCTCCACATACTGCGGCAGTACCGTCAAAAACCAACCCCACGATAAATCCGGCTTCTTACCGCTCAAGTGCAACTCTCGGAGAGCTCCGGCGAATGCTTCCACGTCTCCTCTGAACATAATTGCGCACCTGTCTACCAGCGCAACGTCGGGACTCCCTTTAAGTCTCGCCGCACCAGGGTATTGCACGAGTAATTCGTACCATGCGGGATAGTTGGGATTTTTCTGTAAGGAAGTTTCTTTATTTTCAGACAGAACAGACAGAGCAGAGCAGACAGAGGAGGAACCGTTTGCTGAAACCGTTTCGAGGCGTTTCCGTTCCCGTTCCCGCAACCGCCTTACCCGTTCCGTAGAAACGTCCGTCTCATATTGTCGGTCGTTCCATGAGTGCGGACTGTAACCGCCTTCAGGCGTTTCATCGACAAGTCCAGCGACCACTAATTGACGCTTCATTGTGGCTATTTTCGACGGCTGTTCACGAAGACACCAAGCTATCTGTTCATCTGGCGGGAGCCAGCCGTCGTTTCTCCCGGCCAGACAGAGACAGTTAATCCAAAATTTGAAGAGGTTCCCGGTTAGCCCTTGGACCTTCGGGTCGTCTGGGACTTCGGTATAGAGTCTAATCCAAGGTCGTGATTTCGTAAATCCCTCCATCCAAGGGAAGTCCGGGTGGTGGGGTGTGGATGGCACCCCACCGGGACCGGAAATCCGATTCGAGCCCGCCGCTAAACGGTACTGCTCTCGATACGGATATTCTAGCGTAGTCATGACAATCAATCAAGGGAAAAATCACGGGCGCGCCTTCCGCCGGTCGTTGCGAGCGTCAACCTCTACGTCTCTGTCGCGGCGTAGAATGCCATCGGGATCGTCATAGTCCTCCTCGTCAAGGTAGGGATCGCCATGGTCCCACAGGCCCTCTTCATCCAGGAAGGCACTCTCCTCCTGTCGCGTCAGGTCGTCGGCGCGGTTCGGCTCGCTCATGGCTTCCCCACTAACGCATTGATTCTTTCAGCGCTCTCACGAGCCCGTTGCCAGAGCTTACACGCCTTGTCTAGTCCAACTAGCCGTCGGAGCGCATCTTCCTCGAAGGATCTGAGGTGAGTCCACGAACGAGCATGGTGTTCCAATGTCCAGCGGAGAAAATCTGTCAGTGCGCGGTCTTCACCTTTCAATAGGCATGGGCCATCGCATTCAATACAGTGAGCCGATCCCTCGAAATGGTCATGCACAATCATTTGGTTCTCAACTCAGTCGCGATCTCCATGCTAGCCAGCACCTTCTCGCGTGCCGTCTCGTAAGTCTCCAAGAGCACATCAGCATGGCACGGACAGTTAAGGGGACACCAGCAAGCGAGGTCCCTCCCTCGCAATTCCGAGAGCCTCCCCAGCACTGCAAACCGTCGCAACCCACCGTCGTCAATTTCCTTCTCACCGGCCAGCCATAATTGGTACTCTCGGACAATCTGACCAAGGCTCTTGTCATCCGTCAACTTGAACGGATTTCCCCAAATTGTCGGTCGCCCAACGTAAACGCAGCCTGGAGGCATTTTATAGCCTTTGGTGCGCTTCCTTTGAATGCGCTTCGGCGTGTGCTCAGGACGCTGCATTCAAAACTCTCTCTCCCCCCACTCGCCACTCGGCAGAGGCCATACAGCCTTCACTACGAACGGCGATTCTGCTGCCACGCACATCTTGACAAGGCTGTCATCCTCAATATGCGCTCGGTCCTGCCCGCTGCGAATAATCTTACAATCGTGGAGTTCCATGGAACCGTCAGCCAGCATCACCGTAAAATCGGCGGTATACCTCGTATCCTCCGCAATCTTGACCGTCACAAACTCGAAGCGGTAAAACAAGACCTCACCAAGGCGCTTGCGCATCGCTAGGTGAGCCTCATATCGGGCCTCGGTCTTATTCATACCCTTCGACACGCGGACGCGACCTTTAGCCCGCTGGTCCTTAGCATGTAAGATCACAGGTTTAGCCGACTGCTGAGCGGTCCCAAAGACTCGCGCATTCCGCAAGGCAATTTCGGCCTCGGTCCAAGCGTCGGTCATTGCAGTCCCTTCCATCGTCGCCAGCGCTCCAAAACAAACGCCTTCGCCTCTGGTGATAGTTCGCGAAAGCACTTGCTCGCCGTGGTCAGACGTTCAAAGGCGTATTCCTCCATTTCTTCCCACAAAGATTCATAATAAAATCCCTCGCCGCATGTGAAGACGCGCCGAATTTCAACACAAAGCAGGCATGTCCGATATTTACAGAATTCCCCTTCGTAAATCATCGTCGTCACTTCGTATTGCTCACCGATCTGGATGGGTTGCTGGCATTCACAGCACTTTGCTGGCTTTCGCGCCTTGCGAATCTTCGTTTCGGAGAATTCGCAGTAGCCGTCTACTTCCACGCCGATGCAAACATCGCAATCGCCCATTACTCGCCTCCCTTGTGAACTACATCCCAAGTCTGGATCGGGGCGCTTAAGGAGTTATCGCGGTGCGACACTTCGCCGTGACAAGCATCACCCCGATCCAGGCTTCGAACGTTCTCACCAATGCGCCGCCACGCAGCCGACCTACTGATCGGCAGGTCGGACAAGTCGCTAATCAGAAGTAAGAGACGCTTCAACGTCATCCTCCAGCAGTTCAATTAACGCAAACACATCCTCCGGCAGCGCGAGCATGAAGCCGGGGCGCGACAAAACGAGGATGGCGTGCTCCCGGGCTGGTTGCGTGCTATACACCGCCCCTCCTGCCAAGTTCCGCGAGAAACTTTAGGAAGTTCATGTACTGCCCAAAGTCCACAGGATTGCCGTGCCCAAAACTCCACGTCGCGAATAAATCTTCCTCGCTGAGGATTATCGATCGCCCGTCTTCCAGCGTTACGGTGAATGTGGCCGGGATGTTAATTTGCAATGACATTGCCGCCTCAAAAAGGCACGTATTTTCGGTCGCACTCCTCGCTACAGCATAGACTCTCGCCCCAGTACAGCCGCGAGCACTCAGGACACCGCCGAACTGGGCAGCGATACTTCAGGTACGACCACCAGCGCGAGAGTGCCACGCGACCCCGATGGGCGATGCTGCAACCCACGAACTCCGGGTCGAGATACCACGCTCCGCAACGCTCACAGCACTGAGCCTGATGGTGCTCCATGTAACAGCCAAAGATACGGCAGCGGATCACCAGGGTTGCTCCTTGTCGGCCTTCAGCGCTTCTTGCATAGCTTGGTAGCAGACAAAGTTTAGAGCGCTGTCGTTATCGTTCACAATCTGCTGGTAGCGGTCCTGTCCAAGTTGCACTCGGAACTGATCCCACATCTTGCGGCGGTCTGGAATGCTCCAGAAAAGCTTTTCCTCCTGCGACATCTCGTGCTCTGGCTCGGATTGCTGCGCGATGTCAACCAGCGGCGCTTGCTCCGGCTCCTGCTTGGGCGGTCGGCCGCGCTTCTGAGTCGCCTTGCTCAGTTCCGTAATCTTCTGCTCGGCAATGGCTCCTTGCGCTTGTCGCTGTTCGTCGGGATTGTCGGGTATCTGAACGAGCGGCTGATTGTCCACCGGGTCCATAACATCCGCGAGTTCCTCCGCGCCTATCGCCATCGGCTGATTGCCCGTGTCGTTACCGTCGTCCACGTCCTGCGAGAGTGCCAGTTCTGGGCTCTGCGGCCAATAGTTCGCGCCGCGGTGCGCCAGAGTTTTGCGGGCCATCTGATTCCAGTCAGTGATCCACGGCAGTCGGTACGGATCGCGAAAAGCCATCTTGGAGACATCCAATTTGCGAATCTCCGCCAACGACAGCGCTGGCATGGTCTTGCCGTAGTGGTTGAACGGGACTCCGGCACCGGACTTCGCACGCCGCCGAATACCCTCGATCTCCCCAAGACTCATAATGTCAATTTGCGGTTCCTGTGCATTCGTCAGCCGTGCGAGCGAGTATCCGAGTACCACTTCCCCGCGTTCATCAACTGGCACGGTCCACAGTTTGCCATCACGGCTGCGATATTGTAGGGGCTTGTGACGGAATACTACGCCGCGAGCCGTTTCCTCATACTCGAATTCATCGCCCTCGTAGACCAGATTCAGGGTAATGCCGCCGATCTGACCGCTGCGCCGTGCGAGGTCCAGCTTACTGCGGTAATCCACTAGCAGTTGGCATTCCTTGCCGTAGGGGATCAGATAGGCTGAGTTGCGCCGAATCTCAATCTTCATCTGGCTCGCAAGCATGACAGCGTTGATGAAGCTCAGCGGAGTGCAGCCTAGCAGCGCTGGATTTCCCCTGATATTGTTAACAATTAACCACATGAACCGGCGCTGCTTGATCTCATCGCCGAGTACAGCTTGCAGCGATTTCTGGTACTTGCCAAGCACGTTGAGCAAGCTCTTTTCCGCCTGCTTGACCAGGGCGCTATCGTTTTGCAGGGTGTCGCTCACAGCCATCCTCCATCTTCGCGGTTCGCTGGAAACCTGAGCGGCTCCGGCGCGAGCGTCTCCACGTCCAGAATCTTGTCGCCCGGTATGAGCAGGCGCGTATCCTGCGACGTGATCTCGATTGCTCCGGCCAGCGGGCGAATGCGGATCGCGCCGCTCAGGATGGCGGTAACTGTGTCATGCCCGATGAGGGTGCTGTTCATATGGTATCCTCGAAGTCTTCCTCTTCCCGAGGCTCCCAAGTGTCTACGGTGACGGATGGTCCATTCGGCGCGGGCAAGGCGTGGCCTTCAGGCAACCTCACCAGCATCAACGGGCGTCGTTGCCCTGAGCGTATAGCCTTCATGGCGGCCGCTTCCGAGCAGGGGATTATCCGGTAGATTGATCCTGAGCCAACCAGAACGGAGTGCGCCTCAATCTTGGGTCGTTTGACAACCGTGCCAGCCGGGCAGCGCTGTTCACCTACCCAGTCGGCAACATCGAGCGTTTCTTCCGCTTCGGGAACTTCGGGCGAATCGATGCGGAATAAAACCGCCTGCCCATAGGCCTCGGTGGTCACAAGGCCGATGTGGGATTGATGGCCCATCACCTCAACTTTGGCCCATCCTTTAAATTCTGCTTGGTTGGTTTCGCTCACGCCGTGGCCCTCCGCTTCAACCCTTCGAGTAGTATCTCCTCGACCACGCGCTGCATAATTCGACCCTCGCGCTTGGATTGAAGCTTTAGTTTTTTGTGGAGATCTTCGGGCAGGGCTACCGTCAACTTTTTCGGTTGCAATGTTGCCATGCTCAAACATTACTACGGATGATGATTTGCAGTCAAGCGAAATCTCAATTTATTTTCGCGCCAATAGAAACGGCCCGGAGTGCTGCGTCCGGGCCTTCTTCAAAACGGTACTGATTGCTACGATTATCGCACCTTTTTCATGCGCGTGTGCGCCATCCTCCTGTGCTTCGCGTGATCGCGCGATATGCACTTGTAGCGCTTTGGGCGCGTCTTTTGCAGCCAGCCGCTACGTCGCCAATTGACGTGAAAGCCAAGCTGAATCTTGACGCGCTTGTTGTATGAGCCGAGATCCTTGAAGTTGATACGGCCATCTGCAATCCGAAACGATTCTTCGGTCACAAACCGCCGTATGATTCCATGTACTCGAAGCGCCCGCCGATGCCGGTCCACTGCGCGAAGTTGGCGGCTTCGAGGGCGGCTGCAAGTTCGGTAGCCAGCGCGTCGGCATCAGGCACGGCGCGAGCAGTCAGCACTTGCAGGATGATCTCGCGCATGGTCATGACGTTACCAACTTCTGCAAGCCCAGTGCAACCGAAGCCAGCGAGTGGTTGACATGCACGTCCAGCGAGAACGGCGCACTGACAGCCACAAGCGATCCACCAGCTTGGTATCCAGCATCGGTAGGCGGAGCGTGCGGCACGATGTCAGGCCGGTTCTCAACGCGCCAGTACTCCGTTACCAGTTGGTTGAACTCCTGCACGGCGTCCATCCAGAACGGGCGCGGAGACTCGAAGGTCCATAGCGTCGGCTCTACCACAATCTTCGGGCCATCCGTCATCTTGCGCTGGAAGCGCATGGCTAACTCCTTCGCGAACAACTGCGATAGCGCTCCTCCGAGCGAATGCCCGATCACGTGCAATTCGTCATACGCGAAGGCCGGCAACAATGGCCTGAATAGACTGGTGCGGATTTCGGAGTACACATCCTGAAAGCCTCGCGCCACGTGTCCGCAACCACCGTATAGATCGGGCACTGGTCGCGCGTCGAAGTCTGCCAGCCACTCCTCAAGATGCTCCGTGCCGCGGATAATGAAGGCCGCAACTGATACGGCTGGGTGGCTGTTCGCCACGAGAAAGCCAAAGTCTCCCGGCTGGACCGTCGCTACGATCTCCCATCCGGCCGGCATCAGCGCGGGATTGTACGCTGCCTGAGAGAGTTTGAGAATTGGGTCTAGGCAGAGCGCCGGGTCGAAGCTCACTCTTCTCCGGTGCTGTCCAGCGCAGCCTTCGCCCGGTCGGCCCAAGCTGGATTGATGGATACGATTCTGCCGAGCGCCATCCTCGCCAAAGCTAGTTGCACGGCGGTCTCAATATCCACCTTGGCCTTCTCGATTAGTTTGTCAAGCGGGTCGGTCATACGCCTCCAATTGGTATCGGTGAACTTTTCAGCCAGTTTAGCACGGAGATGGCATTGTCCAATCCGCCAGTTGTCGTCGGGATGACGGTCGCCGGTCCCTTCAACGCTCCTGCCTTATTTAGTCCGTCCACGAGGCTCTGAACCCAACCGGATATGGTCGGCTGATCGGGCACGGCGGTTGCAGGATTAACCTTCGCCAGTCCAGCAAAGAGGCTCTCGAACCAGGAAACGGCAGTCGTGAACTTGGTTGAGCCAGTCCGCGGCGGAAAGGCTTTGTCAATCAACTGAATCACGAGTGGGGCTATCACAGGTTCCAGTGCGGCGAGGATTGGGACGACGACTGCGGCCACGGATCAGGCGGCCCCATACCCTGCGATTATCTTGCGCACCGCAGCATCCGCCTGCTTTGGGTCCAGCGGATACTGATCCCAAGCCTTCGCAAGCGCCGAGGCGAGAATAGACACCTGCTTGCCGTCTGGGGTCGCAGGCCACTGTAGGAATCGTAGCGCTGGCCCGACAGACGGCCCACCCTCGCCGAGAATGGAATGCTCCACGACCGTGCCCTGCGGGTCGTAGATCGCCCGTAGGTGCTCAGCCGTATCTGCCGTGACCTGTTCGTGCGGGTCCATCGGGTACTGTATTTGAGAGCCATCAGGCCACGTGAAGGTGATGTACACCTGCTCATAGGCTGGCGCCCAAGTCAGCGGTGGTGGAATGATGCCGAATTGCACGAGGATATCCTGCCAAAGGCTCATGCGTTACCCCACCTGAAAGCTGAACCAATCGCTCGCCTGCCCGTCACTAGTCACGACAAGCGCCTGATACGGTCCTTTGACCAGCAGTTTCGCCACTGCCAGGAGGCTCGTGTCGTTCGGGAAGTACGCCCGTACGCCTTCCTCGACGCCGGGGCCTTCGTAAATGAAAAACTTGGCATTGGCAAGGCCGCTGCCGTTGACGGTGATGGACTGTGGGCCACGTGGGTCGGCCGCCGGATCGCCCATTCCGCTCGGGTTCGAGCCCTGGATATTCAGAATTGTCGGCTTCATCGTTTCTCCTTTTTCTTCAGCCACATTGCGATTGCCTGCCGCATTGCACTCGATAGAGACAGATACTCGGCGTTCGCAGCCTTCACGAAGCGCTCGTAAATCGGATCCTCCAAGCGGCAGTAGACAGGCTTCGGCATTGCTATCTGCCATCATGTGCTAGCAGATTGCAAATGTCAAGCGGCTATTTGGCGGGAGGGGCGGGAGGCGCTGGGAGTGGAGCGCAGATCAGGCGACCGGCCGGTTTGCCGTCGGGGCGCATCTGTTCAGTGGGCGTGAAGGCTGAACCGCAGGCGGTCTGCACTTCCTTACTCACAGCTTTCTCGCGCTCAAAGGCTTGGTCGGCCGCGCGTGCGGCAGTCACGCTTTCCAGCGCGGCGCGAAAATAGAGGATCTCCAGTTTCTCGGGGATGACGGGCGGCGGCGCTGGTTTGGCGATGGATTCTTGCGGTGGCGCTTGAACGGCTTCGGCAAAGGGCTTAGCTTTCAATTCCGCCGTGGACATCGAAGCTGGCAACGGAGTGACGGAAGTATCCTTTGCGGGAGCCGGAGCGGAAGTCACGAGTCCCGACTGGTGAGCATCCTTAGGCTTCGGCGTCTCTGCGGCGACGATTGTCGTTACTATCCACACTACGACCACCAATGCGCCGATACAGTAGGAGGAAATCCTCTCAAGTCTTCTCTGAAGTCTTCGATTCATCTGTTTCCTTTCTGGCGCAATGATTCCATTGCCCGCCTGCTTGACATTTTGGCGCATGGCCGGATCTTAAAGTTCCTATCGGAGTAACTCTTTAGAGCCGAGCGCGACTCAGCTGTTACAGCTATTCCAGGATCGTCCTCAGTGATTGAGATACAGCCTGGAGCCTCTTCGTCGCCAAAAGTTGGAGGCCCGTAGCGCGTAATTTCCGGCGGCTTAACCGCGAGATGGGAAGCGATAAGACCGTTGTGGGCGACCGTCCATACACCCCATAGCATGATGGTCAGAACAACTCCTGCGAGAACGTGCGTCAACCTTTTGAGCATCCTGCCTTCCTTGTCTGTCAGTTGTGCAGAGCGGCGTAGGATCATTCTGGATCTCCGATGGTCAGGGTGTGACCGTTACGTTTGCGTCTGCGATGTTCATCGAACGCTATCCACGTCACTGTGACTATTACGAACACACTCATTATTGCGATATCACTCATTTAATCACCCTCACGTTGTAAGCACTTGCGCTTGGGGTCACAACCGTCAAACCGCAAACTTTGACGGTGACAGTGTTGGAGCCACTTACGTAACCGTACCACACTGTTCCGTCTCCAGGATAAGTTATAGGTGTTGCCACCACACCCATTCCAGTGGTCGCTCCTGTCACCGTAGCCGTCCCTGAGTCACATACTCCGGCAGTTACCGCACCGCTGATGGTTCCTGTTGTTCCTGTCAAGTCTAAGGCGAAGGTTCCCGCCATGTCTGGCATAGTGAAGAGACGAGAGGCAGTCAACCCGGTTGGATCGAGCGTAGCCATTACCGAGGATGCCTGGGGAAGGTTCTCATTTCCAAACCTGAATTTTCCTTGGTCATTCACGCCAGCAAAAACAGACGGGAAAGTAGCATTCCATGTCTGAGCAGGATCTAACCCGGCTACTTGCCATTCCACATGAGCGTTGTTACCGGAGACTCCTGGGTACGCCCTGTTAAACATCCAAGTGTTCCGCGCCACTGATCCGGTCCAAACCGAGGCGTTGTACCAAATCAGATTAGAACTTGCGTTCGTGGCGGGTGAGGAGCTTGCCGCTATTTTCGTGGCCCCAAACGACCCAAACGCTGTGTTGTTTGCTCCATCATTCATCTGAACGCCCGTTTCAATCATCGAGCCATAACTGACAAATGGGTCTGAGGCATGGTGATAATTGACAACTTCTTCAATGGTTCCGCCTCTCCCTGTGTCTGTAGTACTCCCGGCATTCATGGCAAATTGTAAGGTGTCGTTGCTGGCAGATTTAATAGTAACTAGCGGGCCGTTTGATCCAGCCCGCGACCCATCAATTGTGAAATGTCCAACGGCGGTAATAATTCCTTTACCGTCTGGGTTGTTTACATAATCTACCGTAACTTTTGCAAATCCCCCGGTGCTAAGATTGTCGGTGCTTTGTCCCGTGAGACCGACAAGGGCGGTATCGTAATCAGCGCACACTCCGCCAGCCAGGGCAGCTCCCACAAAGTTATAGCAAGGCTTCTTTGTTGTTGAGTTTGTGGGTGTCGCGGTTGCTAGGAAAGCGTTCCCTGTTCGAGTTTCCCCGATTGAGAAGCCCGTGTTGGCACTATCTACAGCATAGCCTGTATCCCAAGCCACTGTGTCTGCACCGCCGCCAACCGCAAGGGCACTTACCAAATTGAACCCACCTGAAAATTTACGCGCCCCGGAGTTGGTGACGTTCATAAACTGGCGATACGTTCCACCAGGGGTCCAAGCCGCAATGTTGTACTGAAATCCGGTCACGTCAGGGTACGGACTTATCGCCACTTCGATATTATCCGCCGCCGTCCAAGTGAAACTGTTGTTCTCCAGAATCACGTTTCCGGTGAATGAACCTGCGGAGCTTTCTATCAGAAGCACCCTCGCACAAGGGCGAATCGTATACGCACCCGATCCAACCCCGTTACCACGATAGGCCATATCACCAGCAACGGAGTAGGTGAAAATTCCAATGCTCGTGGCCGAAGTTACACTCGTGATCTGGTACCAAGACCGCAGAATGTTCGCGCCGTTGTCAAATGGTGTGACCGTGAAGTTATCGTTAGTCAGCGAGACGCAGCCGATATTGGTTGCAGTTCCGCCGACCATATTGTTCGCCCAGGTAGTCCCTGAGCCGGTGAATCCACCACCGGAGATTGACGCCACAGTGCCGGTCGTGTAGCTCGTAGCCGACATATCGACCAATACCCGGTCTTGTCCGAACTTGCTGACATCGGCAACCGCCAGGACCGTAGCTGGCGTGACGGTCACTCCGTTGGAATGGGTATAGCGAAAGATGCCGGAAATGCTTCCGGCCGCACTCGCTGTGATCTTGACGGCTTCAAGATTGGGAGAGCCCGATGCAACCTCCTGGCCGATGATGACGTAATTCCCGATGTTGCAGCCTGTCGAACTTGCAACAGTGACGGTCTGAACCGCTATGTTTGCTGTGATGGATTGCGTGCTGGTCGTATTGCATGTGGATGGAGTCACGACACTACTGATAGTTGTCAGCGCCAGAGACGGTTGCTGCTTCGAATAAGAGACGGTCGAAAAGCACCCGTCGCACTCATCGCCATTGACCGGACCACCGGCATATTGGTTAGTAATACTCATCAGTCCGCTGTCGCTCATGCCGTATGAGATTTGGCCGATACCAAACGGGATTCTCTGGCCAGAGCCGTAGCCGGTCTGCGAGAGGTTCAGGGTTAGGAAGGTAGTCTTAGCTGTCGTCGCGCCACCGTTTGTCGCCTGACCGTTGAGAATTGTCTGTACAATTTCTAGCCCGTTCTGATCCGAGAAGTTCGGATTGGATGTGCTGGAGTCGGTCGTGAATGCGAACCGCGCGCCTCGGCGGTCGTTGGCGTCGTTGCCTTGCAGGGGATTGATAAGGGATAGGGATAGGCCGGGATTGTTTTTATCCCAGGTGAAGCCAGCCGTACCATTAAACGAACTGGCATCGTTAAACTGAAACTGCGTGGTTGAGCCTCCCGGAGATCCGCCGCCGCCGCAAGCTCCTCCAGAGTCTATAGTATTGCCGTTCGCGTCGAACTTTACGCAGTCGCCAGTCGTAGTCGTGCCGGTGGACAATTGTAGCTTGGTCCCGTTGCCTTGAAAGGTTTTGCCGAGTGTGGCTGTGACGGCTCCGGTCGAAGCTGAATTGGTAATTAGCGTTCCGTCACCCGTAAAAGACGACACGCCGCCGCTCCCTCCGCCGCCGTTCCATGCTCCGTTCTCACGGCGCACTACGGCCCCAGTGCCGCCGCTGGCCGTTGGATTAGCCGCAGTGCAGTCCGAGCAGTAGACGATAGCTCCGTTGGCGGGCGTGCCGAGGTTGGCGAAGGTTTTGGAGTTCAGCAACCGCTGGTCAGAATCTTTGGTCTGCGCAAAGAGCGCGGAAAATAGAAGGATTGAGATGACGATTGTTCTCATATGGGCTCGTTAATTCACGCGGCAAAAACTTCCTCTCTTAACCGTCACGGTATCTGCGGCCGTGGCAGTCGAGACGCGAATTGTGAACACGCTTGCCGTGCCGGACGGCTGCTCAATGAGGCCATCGAGATCAGCATTCCAGTTGGTCGTGATCGCGGATGGTGTGCCGCTCACCACTGAGACGGCCGTTGTCGCTGTGTTGGCGACGACATTCGCCGCCGCAAAGACGCTCGCGCTAGTGTAAATCACACCCTTAGCGGCGTAATTTGTGGGCGCTGTAGTCGCGTTCTGAGTGCCAAAGGCTACGGCAGCGGCGGCGCTATTCTGGTGATAGATGAGATGGCAAGAGAAAGAGACGTTCAGCGCCGTTGAGCCGGGAAGTGTCCAAGTGAGGCCGGTAATCGCTTCGAGTGCCGTACCGACGCCCGATGTCGTGAAATCCGCATTCATGAAGACAACCTGCGGAATCTCGGCGACCTGGTAGGCGAGGAAGTCGGCGGTGGTCGAGAACGTGGGCGCTGCCGCAGCGGCCGTCGCATTATTCAGCCCCGCGCGCGCGGCGATCGAGGAACCGAAGTCTCCGCCCACCACGGCGCTATACGTAGGGTCGGTCGCGCTTCCGTGCAGGACCGTATTCGCCGCGCCGATTGCGAGTCTACCGAGCGCTGGAGTGGAATTCGCGACCAGCAGATCGCCGCGGGTGGTCAATGGCGTATCGGCTAAGGCAAGTGCGCTATATGCGGGCGTCGAAGCCCCGCCATGAAGTAGGGTTGTAGCCCCTCCAACGGCTAGCCTAGACGGTATACCATTTACTCCGGCTACGCTGAGATCTCCTTGGGTCGTGAGGGCATTTCCGGCCCCGCAAGATGCGAAATAATTGGTACCGTCGGATTGAATAAAGCAGTCCGAAGGAATCGTAGCGCTGGCCGCTTCAAGGGTCAAACTGCTGGTGCCACCGTTTATATTCTGTCCACTCCGAGCGATGGTGACTACGCCAGAACCGTAGTTGACAACCTGAATATAAGAACCAGCCACAGGCTGCGAACCGGAAGCGACTAGTGTGATGGTGAACGTTCCAGAGGCAACAGAGATCGTCTTGGAACAAGTGAAATCCACTGCGACAACCTGATAGGTCGTAGTCTGCGGATTGATGGCATACGGCGTCGCGCAATTCGTTCCACCCTGCGCGAGCGGGAGTGGAGCGGCAAGATGAGTAGCTGTGACTTGGTTGGACGTGTTAATGTCGGTGCCCGTGAGCGCAATCGAGTTGTTCACTTGTCCCGACGTAATCGTATTGGCGGCGATGTCGGCGGCTACGATGGTAGAACTGGTAACTGCCTGAGTCGATCCGGCGAAATGGGCAATTCCTACCCCAGGGCTTGACGCTGTGACGGCCGTGGAAGACGGAGCAATCCCGGCTGTCGCTAGAGTCGTCCAGGCGGGAGCGGCGCTTACTGAGCCTGTGCCGGTCTGAGTCAGGACGTTCAGAGCGCTGGTTGTGTTCCCCGCCAACCGCGTTGGGGCAGGCGTGGCGTTCTCATACATCAGATCACCGAGCGTTGTTAAGGGATTCGCGAAGCCGCCCGTCGCGCCCACGATAGTCACCTGAGACGGAGCGCTGGAATAGTTCAACGTCAGCGCCCCGGTTGTCGTGTTAACCGTGGAGTTGCAGGCCATCGCAATCCCCGAACCGTCCAGACATTCGCCGATGAACGGGTAAAGCCCCTGTCCATGCGTCGCCGCCGCGATGGTTGTCCCACTCGCCGGTATCGTCGTATTGCAGCCACTCGCGCAGAGCGTGTAGCCCGCGACCCCCGGCGTGTTGCCACCTGTACCGATGAAGGTCCATGTGTTTGGTGCGAGGCAAGCGTAGGGACCCACCGTTCCAGTGGTTAGGAACACCACGTTGGGAGAGCCGCTGGCCGTGCAAGTCGCCGGCAGGGATGTAACGTTTGTGATGCCGTTGCCTGTGCCGCCGCCTGGAGGAATGTACTGCGCCCATAGAGAAGCGGCGCAGAGGAAAAGCAAAACCAATCGCATTAGGATCTCCTTCATTGCACAGCCACAACCTGAGTTGGGCCTGGATTTCCGCCGATGATGAGACGGTAGTACAGCACGTGCCCCGGCAGCGCGGGAATCAGGATAGAACCGCTTACCGGCGTGAGAGCTGCGTCAGTCGGAAACGGGAAACTGAACGGGCTCGCTTCGTTGATCGTCGGGCTCACTACTCGGCAGTTTTCAGCGCGGGTCGTGCAGTAGAACTTATTCGCGTGGTCGTAGCCGGTCTCATCGTATCCGAACTCTGCAATGCACGTGCTTCCAGTGGGACACTGGACAGAAACTGGTACAAAAGTGGACCTAGAGACCGAATCGTTCGCTGGAGGCGGCAATTGGACCATCTTCAGAGTCGTATCGTAACCGTTGGTCACATAGCTGCCAAACAGCCCGAAGAGCCCGTCCGGCGTTGGCAGTATCTTCGAGTACACCTGTTGCTGCCCAGGCCCCATGCCGAGCCAGCCGAGGTAGCGTTGCCGTGCTGCCGCGCCGTCAGATGAGCCCATGTAGACCTGTCGGCCCTGACCTCCCTCGGTTGGTCCGGCGAACGCGCACGGGATATTCAGGTTCATCTGGGAAGCCCAGCACTGCGTCGGGCTGTCAACCACATCGAGGTACGGAACGGCGACGTAGAGCGTTCCCTGCGCCGATCCGATGCGGCATTCGCCAGCCTTGTAAGCGTAGCAATAACGGTACGCATTGGCGTCGGTGATTGTATTGCCCAGCGTGGGACTGGAAATATCGATCAGCATCCGCCGCCCGACCCACACGTTGAGATTCTGATGCTTGATGTCGGGAGTCCCGCTAATGGTCAAACTATAAACGCCCGTGGTCCCGCCTTGCAGTGAGGCTCCGAACGGGCTTCCGATGGTTTGCCCTGGAGATTCCAGATCACCCCCAGTCGCGGCGTTGAAGGTCGAAAAGTCAAATGCGTACTGCTTTAGAAGCGCGGATGCCGCCGCTTGGTTCGTGTTCGAGTAGGACTGGATAGCCAAGTCCGAATTGTATCCGGCGAACTTCGGCCCTTGTATTTGATACGAACTGCGCGGATTCGGAATGGAACTCCACGGGAATTGCGACTGAATGTTGTAAATGAAGGAGAAGTCCGGTAGTTGCGCCCCCGCGCCAATGATGCTGGTCGCCTGCGGTCCCACATTGGTAGCGTCGAAATGCCCGGTGATTAAATTGAAGTTGTAGGCGTAGCCATTATTGCCTGCGATATCCACGAGCAGAGCAGAGCCGCCAGCGCAGCCGTCGCGCGGAACCATGTGGTATCCCCAGCCATTTGCGTGCTGGAGTTGCGCCGCAGACTGAATGCCGTCCTTTGGCGGAACGGACTGCGCGTTACCGAACGCGCAATAGGAGAAGTTGGCATTACGTTGCATGTACCACTGGTAGGTGCTCCCGCTGACAAGCGTGGGCGTAGTCACGACCATGAAGCCCTCGTCATCTTCCCCACCAAATCCGCCGGCATCGCCCGAATTGTCCTTCCCAAAGTCGCCAACTTCAAGGCCGCTGGTTCCACCGGCCGCACTGATATAGCCCCAAGATGAGTTGTATGGGCAGGGCTGCGCGGCCGCCTCTGCCGCGCCCGCAAAGGTGTTACACGGCAACTGTCCCTGGACAAGTACGCACTGGTTGCCGACTGCCCCGCGAGCCACTACCCACGCTGGCAATCCACCAGGGCATGTATTGTCATAGGTTCCATCAATCGGCCAGGGGAGCGCGGTATTCGAGCTAAAGACGCCGCCGCGGCTCACGGCAGTGATTGTCCCGGTGTAAGGGCCACTATTGAGGATGGTCGAGGTCCCGGCATTTAGCGTGTGAGTCGAGAGCAGAAAGGCCGATCCGTTAGCCACGGTCGAACCAAAGAGCGGCGTGATGGCGTGTATCCCGCTGTACCGCAGCGCTCCGTTCGAAACGTCCGTCCCGCCAGCCGTTGAGTCATCCGTGCGCCATGCCTTGTAAAAGCCTCCAGGGCCAGGACCGGAACATACCCCGGCGCTCGAGGTGCAGAACGCGAACATCCAGCCAGTGACATTCTGGCCGCCTGAAAGGACGTAGAGGATCATGAACGGACCAGCCAGGCCAGCCGTGTTGAAGCCGGTGAGCGGCCCCCACAATGTTTCGCTGTAGTTGGTATTCGCAAGGATCTGACTGCGAAGATCCTGACCGCCGACAAATGGCGTTAGGTTCGTCCACGTCAACTCGTTGGTGACTGGCGCGGCGATGGTAGTCGAAGAATATGGAGTGTTCCAGTGAGTCCAAGGGAGCCAGCCGCACGCGCTGCCGCCGCATGATGTTCCGGTCGCGTTGTACTTCACTTTGAACAATCCGGTATGGCCGCCGTTTGTCGGCTTGGTCACGTACATAAGGGACGGGTCCACCGGATCGAACTGGGGAGTAGTGGGACCAAGGTTCTGAATCGCGCCGCTAGGGCAATCGTTCGAACTCCCGTTCGTGCAGCCGTTGTTCGGAAACTGAGAGATCAGTCGCAACGAAGGAGAGTTCGTGCCGCTGGTACAGGAGAGGTAGAGCGCTCCGACCTCCTGCCGGTTGCTTGGGAAGATTGCCGGATAGCCCGTGCAGCCGTCTGAAGCCGTCACCGGAACGATAGCATGGCCGCCTGTCCAAATATCCTGGGGATAAGACTGCGCGACTTTCCAGCGGGCGCTGAAGGTGATCGTCCCTGTCGCGTTGGTCTTTTGCAGGATTGCCGCTAGTCCAGCGGAGTGGTAGTAGCAGCCGGTTGAGCCGGATGAACTCACCGAACATCCAGTGGACCCTACCCCAATCGTTAGATTCTCCACAAGCGTTAGGTGTGTCCCATTCTGCACGCTGGCAATCGTGCAAAAATCATTCACGCAAGCGCCACCTGAATTGGCGCTCCCGCCAGGGATGAGCAGTTTGGTTCCGGCTACCCAGTCCTTGTCAAAGTATGCGTTGACGCTTTGGGCCGTATTCCCAATCGGTATGCTGTGACCGAAAGCATCGCTCACCGTGTCGGTAAGCGTTACGACTCCAGCCGAAGCCGTCACATAGCCTTGGTGCGGCATGGCGGCGCGTGGAAGAGCCTTTCCGCCCCACGATGCGAAGTAGGCGCTCGGGTACGTGCTCGGCAGTGTTCCCGAGGCTGCCTGAGCCGTATGCGGAAGCGCGACCGTCTGAGCCGGAGTGTACGCGGTTTGGCAGGAATCAAGCGAGAGAGCGCCTTGGACTGTTCGGTTTGTCCCGCTGGCATCTGATCCGGCGCCGTACAAGTCCAGCGCAAGATCGGTCAGGTTATTGTAGGGCCAGTACCCCGCCGTTGCGCCGAACGTGGCGGAATTGTTGTACACGCTCCCGTCAACCCCAAGATAGACGCAGACCGTATTCGTATTCCCCGTCGTGGCCCCGGCTCCGCTATAGGCTGCGATATTCGAGAGGTTCGTCCAACCCGTTCCGCCAGAGTACCAGAGGGGCTTGATTGGCACGATGGCGCTTGAACCCCAGGCGTTCGGGTCGGTGGAGTAAATCTTTTGTCCGGTGTGCGGCTCGATGCAAGGCTTGGAAAAGTCCGTGTATTCGCAATTGCCCATCTGTCCGAAGCCATTCGGATCAAGCGGAGGACCTTCCGGCGCGATCCCGGCTGTAGTCGCCGTGACGAACTCGCCTGTCGCCGGAGCATCGCCGGTAACAGTGACGTAGTAGTGCGTTGAGGCCGCCAGCGCCCGCGAGTGCCATTTGCTATCAGGCGCACTGCCAGTTAGGGATTGCTGAGAGGTACGCAGGCCGATACGGAGGATGACGATAGTGTTTGATCCGCTGACTGTCGTCGGCACTGCGAGGTGCGCTGCCTCTTGATCCGCGTTGGCGAACAGTGCGGGGTTCACATCGTCAAGGATGGTTCCAAATGCCGGATCTTCGCTCACCTTGATTGCCGTGAGAGGATTCGCGGTAGGGCGCGTCACGGCCACGATTGCCTGGGTCGGCGTGGTGGAGATCGAATTGATGGTGGTCGCGGCCTGAGCTATTGGAATAAATACTAGCAGTGCGGCCGCGAGGAACATACAGAGCAGTAACAGAGCCCACGCTTTTAGGAACGTACTAACGAAGTCTCTCATTGGACCAGGAAGCTCATGATGTCAACGTACAGATCGTTGTCCGTAGAGGAACTGGAACCATAGGCGTACCACTGATTCGGCGCTGTCGTGAAGTGGCCACCCACTGCCTCAGTGAATCCCTGCGACCAGTTCACCCCGTCAGGGCTTGTCTGAATTGTGATATTGCCAGTAGCGCAACCGGCAACCGAGCACGTCAACTTCGCCCACCAGATCGTGCCCATGCCGATGTAGGTGAAGGTGTTTGAACTGAGAGTGGAAGCGAAGGTCGTTTGATTGGTGAATGAATAGAGCGTCAGGCCGCTCGAACCGCCTTGAAGGTGGTTGTAAAAAGGCTGCGCGATAAAGACCAGTTTCCCAGTGGCAGACTCCCTGAACCCAACGCCACATTGCGGATACACGCTATTGGCTGAAGGAAATGCCGAGCAGTTGACGGCCACGGTTAGGGAAGTATTGCCGCCAGCAATGGCCTGCCCTACTGCTATGATGTTGTCGCCTGCCGCTGCTTTCGCTTGAATCACCTGGGTACCGCCGCTTGCGTTGACGGTCGAACTTCCCGCCGTTGTCAGGATCGTTAGCCCACTCGCAGGAGTGCATACCTGGAACGTCGGCCCACAATACGAGGTCCCGCCAGAAGTCAGGTAGAAGCCTGAGGGCGTGGGACCGCCGCCTAAGGCATTGAATGAGATCGAATCGGAAGTGATTACTGGAGTGATCGTTGCTGAAGCCACGAATTTGCCGCGATTACTGAAGACTGCCCGCAGATCAGTTCCTGTCGAGTCCCATGTATTCGCCGTCGCATTCCAGGAGGCGAACACAACTCCATCAGTAGGGGCTTGAGTCGCATTGAACACGGTGCAACCCGAGCACGCGACGCTCGTGAAATTTGCCGTATTGACATAGACTCCAATCACTCCTGAAGCATCGCCCGCGATGTAGGCCAAGCCTGTGCCGGTCGTTAGAGTGACCGTGGAGGCGGCGGTAAATGTCCAGACTCGCGTTCCAATGCGAAAGGCGCAGGGAGTCGTGCTCGAAGCGCCTTGACAGATAGTCAGAACGGTAGCCGATGTGCGCGTAATGAGCCAGTCGTTTAATTGGGATGCCCACGAAGCGCCGCCACCGCCGCCTCCTCCTTGTTGCGTCCATACACAGGCCCCGGTACCCGAATTCTCGTAGATTTGCTGTCCCAGAGTAGCCGATAGGACCATTGCTATTTCGCCGGCGGCACAGCCTGTAGCTGGCAGTGCGCCAACATTGGCGGCCGTTTTCGGGATGAAGTGAAGACTCGCGCTAAAGTCTTGCGTGCCGGTCGTGACCGTGTTGCTCTGATTAGTCTGGAAAACCGTCGCCGGGAGCCGTGCTGCGGGAAGCGTGCCGCTGGAAATATTGGAAGCGTTCAAAGCGTTCGTGGTCGCGGAAGGGGCGAATGCGACCCCGCCTGTGCCCGTTACCGTGAAATTTGGCGCGGTAAACGTCACATCTCCGCCTGGAGTAAACGCCGCGAAAGCCGTCGAAAGATTGTAAACCAACTGCCCGTTTGAACCTGGCGCTGTTACGAGCCCGTCGATGCGAGCCCAATTCGGAGCCGTTGAGCAGACTGTTGAGTAACAGGCGTAGGTGTGCAGGCCCGACGTGTCGTAGTAGAGATCTCCCTGTACGCTCAGCGGGATTGACCCTGGTGCTCCTACTCCTGTCCAACGTGCGACTTTGCCATTGCCCAGGAAAAGAAAGGCGTTATTGATGATGGCTCGACCATTGGAGACCATATCCGAGCCTTGCATGGGGATGCCTGGGACTTGAGCGACGGCCCCCTGCATAGCCATGAAGAGGCAAAGGGCCGTGCCAGTTAGGAGTCTCATCTTATCTCGCTATCATACTCCAAACTGTACACAAAGTTTACACGATGCTTTTTCGTGACATCAGGTGTATAGTGAAAGGCAATGGAAAGAGCGATTACAGTGCCAAACGGACATTACGCACGTTCGGCATTCCCGATGGAGACGCCCTCCGGCGGTAGTCCCTATTTCGGATGGCTTGACGATGATGGGCAACCGAACACGATCAAGGTCGATTCCGTGGTCTCGGTGTTCCCAGATCCGAAGCGTTATGGCCAGCAGTGCGTGGCCTTGGCGAACGGTGGTCTCATGATTATGACCGCCGAGGCGAATCAGCGGCTCTTGAAGCGATTAGGTTGGACCGAAGGAAAGATGGTTCAGAAGGTGAGTGCATAATGGATACTGCTGAGCACGAGATTCTGATTCTGGTTGCCGCGATGATCGCCCAAGGGCGCCCGCACTTCTCCGAGGCGAACATCAAGACCATGGTGAAGCTAGCAGCGAAGTCGCGACGGGAGATCTACGTTGCGGCGCAAGCGGAACTTAGCACAACTGCGCCTCCCATGACTGCGCCTCCGATAAATGAAGCCGCTGAGGCAAAACTAAGATCGGAGTTGGCGGCCTTTGAACCGCAATGAAGTCAATCCTCAAGAACCTACCCACTGAATCCGTCCGGGCGGCGGTTGACCGTGAGGATGAGCCAGCTTTCCGCGCGCTCGCGAAAGACCTCGCCGACCCGCGCCTGCTCTCCAAGCCTGTTTCCGTTCTGCTGAACAAAAACAAGATCGGCGCTGCGAGGTTTTTGGAGGTTTGGCGAGACCATCACTGCGCGGAGGCCGTCGCACTCATCAGCCCAGAATTGCCGCCGCTGTTCCGCGATATCGTGAACGATGCCAGGAGCATCGAGACGTACTGCACAGTTTGCGATGGAACCGGACAGCCACGAAAGGGAAGCACGACGATTCAATGTCCGCGCTGTAAAGGGCATGGAACCGTGATGCTGCCAGGCGATAAAGAGTCGCGTCGGTTCCTGCTGGAGATCTCCGGTCTGACTGGGAAGCGCGGGCCACAGGCCGTTATCCAGCAGAATTTCACGCTGCCGACTGGCTCAGTGGAGCGAACCACTGCGGAGGTCGGTCGCATCCTGGATAGCACTCTTGATATCATTGATGCTTCAGAGGGAGACGATGAGAATGCCGGGACTAAATGGCAACACGATGACGAAGGAACAGGATCTCTCGCGCAACGCGAGCCAGAGCCTACCGCAGCCGACTAAGGGCCGTCCAAAGATGTTCCAGGCGGAAGGCGCTGGCGGTGCGAAGATGACGAAGCCGATCAAGAACATGGCGATGAGCCTCGCCGACAAGACGAAGCGCAAGCTGTCGATGAAGTAATGGACGTAACCATCGCCCGCCTCGCGCCTGCTGTCAAGCAACTGGAGCGCATCGCCGACTCGCTTGAACTGCTCGCGGCGCTCTACAAAGCCGAGTGCGATGCTGTCGGACTCGTGGCCCAACCCAAGAAGCGCATCAACGATCCAGCGGAAGAGGATGATGTCACCTACACCGACCCAGAGCAGGAGTTCCTGCGTGAGTTGAAAAAGCAGTACGGCATCCTCTCGCCGGAAGAGAAGGCTCTGATGAAGGCGGGGCTCAGTGAGGATACGGTAAAGGTTCTGGAAACCAAGGATGAGGAGTGAGTGTACTCCCCGCTCATCGTAGACCAGAACACTCACAAGGTCCAGAAGGCCCTCAAGCTCAAGCTAAAGCGCCACAAGCCAGCCGTTAGTATTGAACGCGCCAAAGAGATCGACGCGCTTCTAGCCAAGAAGAAAGCCATTACGAGCGAAGATCACGATTTCATTCACAACGAGCAAATCCTCTGCAAGCTGGATTTCCAGTACTGCGCCAACCGCTATCTGACCATCAACATTGATGCAACGGTCGGCGGCGGCGCTGGCCCTCTCAACTACTGGGAGCCCCAAGAGATGCTCATGGAAAAGATCGGCAAGAAAGAGGAAGAATGCCATGAGCAACGCTCTCGTGGAGAGCCCGTCGATGGCATCCTAGTAGCCTGCAATAAATCGCGGCAGATAGGCTTCACGATGATCTGGCGCTGCCTGTCGGTCCATCGGCTCGTGCTGAACGACCACACGCGCGGTATGGCTGCCAGCCTCAATTCTGATCTTATCCGCGAAGTCTACGACCGCGACAAGTTCATGTATCAGGAGTTGCCATCATTTCTCAAGCCAGCCATCGTCTACGACGTGAAGGATGAGCATCTAGCCTTCGCAAACAATTCCCGCCTCATCTATCAGGAATCCTCGCAAAAGGGCGCAATGGGAATATCGCGGCAATTCGAGATCGGCCACTTGACGGAGGTCTCGCAATGGCAGTATCCCGGCGTGATTCAGTTCGACCTGATGCCTGCGATTCCACAGTCTATCAACACGCTGTTCGGCATGGAGGCGGTGCCGGCCGGCCGCGGCAACTTCTGGCACGAGTTCACCGAAGATTGCAGAAAGGGAAAACATCCGCGCTGGACCTACATCTTTATTCCCTGGTACGCCGAGCCGAAGAAATACCGCCGCCATCCGCCGACCGATTGGGAACCAGCCGAGCAGTCCATCCTGCACGCGAAGAAAGTCTCGGAGACCTCGCACCTGTACACGCGCTGGCAACGGTATTTCCTGCCCAAGGATAACCTCTACTGGTGGGAAACGACACGCGAGGAATACCGGCGCGCGGGGAATCTCAACTTCTTCCTCTCGAATTGGAGCGCCACTCCTCAGGAGAGTTTCCAGCATTCGGGGCGTAGCGCATTCCCGACAGAGTTCTTGGAGCGATGCCGTAATCGGGCGCATGAGGGAATTCCCTACGATATCGCCACATCCACGAAGGCCCCATCATCAGGTGAACTTCAGCACATGAGGTAGAATACGGATATGCCAGCCGTAAGTAAAAAGCAGCAGGAAGCGATGGCTATTGCTGAACATTCACCAGGGAAACTCTATGCGAAGAACAAGGGCTTGCTGAAGATGAGCAAGGGGCAGTTGCACGACTTTGCTTCCACGAAGCGCTCCGCACTTCCAACGATGGCGAAGGGCCGTGCCTGACCTAAAATCCTCCCACATCAAATCCGCCGAGTACGATAAAGAGTCCCACGAGTTGAGCATCGTCTTCGAGAATGGCAAGCGCTACCGCTATCCTGGCGTGCCTGAGTTTCACTACAACAATCTGCTGAAGGCGCACTCGGTCGGCAAGTACTTCCACGCGCGGATTAACGGCACGTACAAGGGCATCAAGGTTTAGAGAGCTCGCGCATCCGGTTCGCGATGTAGGCCCTACCCTCCGCAGGCGTCCGACTCAGATGCTTGCCGTAGAACTTGCTGAAACCAGCCTCAATCGAGTGCCGGTTCGTCTCCGCGTCTGAGAGGGCCTCGACCTGTTCCGGCGTCATGCCCATCTTCATGAAGCGCTGGGCGAGAACGGTGTCCTTGTTCTCGGAGACCGGCTCCAGGACGGTACGTGGGTCTTCGAGGCTTCGAGCGACTGGCGGTTGAGGCTTCTCGCCGGGAGGCTTCAATTCGATGGGCTGCTTCGGCTGCGCTCCTTCTGCAACATTGCGCTCCATGCGCGCTTTGATCTCTGCGAACTGATCCTCAGGCACGTTACCGCCGCGCCACGCTTTCGGGGTTCCCGGCGCAGCACTCGCGGAAGTGGCGGCTTCCTCAGGCGGAGCGAGGCTAATAGCGCGATTCGTTGAGCCACGAAAGACTGGCGGCGCTTCCGTTGGAGGCGGCGCAATCGGTCCCGGCGCACGCTGGGTAGACGGTCGAACGGGTATCGGTTCGGGAGTCGGCAAAGGTCCAGGTGCTCTTTGGGTAGAGGGGCGTATTGGCGGAGGCGGTAATTCAATTTGCCCTGGAATGCCAGTCGGCTGCCCCGGACTCCACGTAGGGCTAGGGCTTTCGGGCAACGCAATTCCTGCGGATTTCCGGTAGGCATCCAAGAGGTCCCTGCCGAAGGGAACGCGTCTTGCGCCGAATTCCATAGCCTTGTTCGCCAACCATGACCCTTGACCGCTCGGAGAAGCTGAAGGCTTGAGTCGTGAAAGAGCCCTACTGAGTGGAGCGCCTATACTCAGACCCATCTGTACTGCGCCGGGAATGCCTGCAAGCATCCCCCCGCCTTCCTCCGCAGGAGTGCTATAGGCGAGAGGGCCATGATCCCCGCCCATCCCTAGCATGATGTCGCCTTTCTTGACTCCAGTAGCCGGGTCGTCCCGATCTGCGATGATTTGCCGGAGACCATTGCCGTGCGAGATCCCATTAGGATCGAGTAGGTATTTTCCAGCCCCAGTCAGCGCTTGCTTGGCAATATCCCAGCGCGTTGGCGCAACAGTCGAATGCGCGAGTTCGGCTTGCACTCCTGGAGGATACTGGAACTTGCCCTGTGCTGCACCGGGAGGAGGAGGCTGTACACTCTGGTGTGCCCCACTGACTGCCTGCTCGATTTCCTCTGGCGTGGCATCATCGGGGATGTCGGCAGTTACCACCATCTGCTTGCCGTCTACTTCCGCCGTGATGCGCTTGACGGCCATTACTGTGCAACCGGCTCCACGCTCAGAATCTTGATGCGGCCTGCACCTGGAGGTATCAAAGTCTGTGGTGTATTCGGCGCATTCTTGCCGGGATACTTGCGGTGAAACTGATTGGCCGCGTCCTGCACGTCAGTAAGGTTCTGGCGCACATTCTGCAATTGTTCCAACATCAACTTGTTTGAGCCTGTCGTAACGTTCGGCAAATGCTGCATCGCAAGCTCAAGCGCTTGATAGGAACGTGAGCCCCCCTTCAACACGCGCGCCGCCCCAATCACCTTGCCCAGCTCCAAATTGTTGATGAGCTTAGAGGCGTCGGTCGCCAACCCGTACTTGTAGCCAAGGCGCTGAAGCGTGCGCGTGAACGGCATATTGCTGTTCTCGCCATCGGCTTTAATCATCGCGATGGCTCTATCGACCATCTTGATAACCGGCGTGGTCTCAGCCATAGCCTCAGCGCCCTTGGCATCGTACTGGTTCTCTATGTCGCGCTTCAGAGCAGAATCAGATTTTATGCCCTCGAAGGTTCTCGTCTTCGGAACCCCTCCGCCCCCGCTTGGCTTCGGTGCTCCACTTGGAGGAGTCAGATTTATCGGGCCTTTCGGCGTGACTTTTTGCTTTGTCGCCGACGAACTGCTCGTCATGTCCGCATATGTTACATTACCTTGAGCGTCCTCGCCAATCTTCACGGGCTTAGTGGATGACGTGCTCGAAGTGGTGGGGAGCATTGCTGGGATGGTCCCCACCACAGGCGTAGCGCCGGGAGGCGCATAGGGATTCACCCGGTTCACCGTTGTCTGTCCATTCGGCCCTACCGTCGTAGGACCGCCTACCGTCTTCGGCGTGATGCGCGAGAAGCCCTGAGGTTCCCCATTAACCATAACCGCCGATACGATGTCTCCCTCCTTCAATGGCTCACCCGTCATGAAGTCCGTTGGGAATACCGCGCGCTCACCTTCGCTTAAAGCTCGCTCGCCGCCTTTGCTCACGACAGGCCGATAGTCCCGCTGAATCGGCGCGCCAGTCCGGAGTTGCGCACGCTGGAATGGGTCTAGTTTAGCGAAGTCTTCAGGCCCGACAAGGCCGATATTCTGCTCAACTTTGGCCTTGTTAGCGGCCAAGCCCATCTCGGCGGTCTGCTGCGCTTTAGCCCTTTCCGTTGCAAGGTTGCGCTCCGTTAGGCTCATCCAAGGGCTGGGCGACGCTGGAGCGGCCGCAGCCGCTTGAGCGACTGGCGGGGCCACTCCTGCTCCTGCGGCGGCGTTTACCGGGCTGGATTGCCCTCCTGTGCCCCCTTCTACGGCATCCTCAGCCCCTTGTACCCCTTTGCTGACTTCAGCGGGCGGTTGGGCAGGTGGAGGCGTCACGGCTGGCATAGCGCTGCCTGGAGGCGGCAAGACTGCCTGTCCTGGCGTTGGCGAGCCTGCGGCAGGCGCTCCCATGCCTGGAGCCGTCTGCGCTACACGGTTTTGCGCTTCCTTTAGGTCGTTCTGCGCGGCCTGGGCATCGACGGCTTTACCGTGATGATGAACCAACTTCCCGATTGCACCGATGAGACCGCCGAATTTCTCGTGATCCTCCGCTGGCCCAATGTCGAGCTGCTTGACCCATTTGTCATGAGCAGCCTGTCGTTCGGCTCCCGTGAGTTCTGGATTTTCCATCCAGTCTTGACGAGACTTTTCAATCTGCTGTAGCCACTTATTTTGACGTTCCTGTGACTTAATCCTCGCGAGTTCGGCGAAATAGGCATTGGCTCCCATAGGGCTAAGGAGTTGGGAATCCTAGCGATTTCATGATAGGGCCACTCCCTAGAATGTCTCCCGTAAGATTTGAGAGTCCTCCAGTTAGCAAGCCTGTATTGGAAATATCCTGCGAGACATTCTGTTGCCGCCGCTGTAAGAGAGCCTGTAAGGCCGCTTGCAACTGCTGAAGCCCGACCCCCTGCTCATTCACGCCGATTCCTTGTTGCCCGAGTCCGATCTGAGACTCATTATTCGCTATGCCTGTCAAGGCGCTGGCGGCTTGCGGTTGCAGTCCGAGAATAGAGTTGCTCACCTGTGCCGACTTCTGAAATGGCAGATTCGCGCGTACCGTCGAAGCAAATCCGCCCCTCGGCATCATCTGACTAGAACTCTTGTTTGCAGCGTCATATTGCGCGTTTACGTTTGCCACAGTCGGGGCCAGTGCGCTCGATGTCGTATTTGGATCACCGGCGAGTATAGCCTTCCAATAGTTGATCGGGTCGGTGAATTGATTCAAGCCTGTCGCGGTAGTTCCTGCGCCGGATTGCAGGAGTTGACCTCCAGCCTGGGTCTGGTCGCCGCCGGTAGTAGCCCCGCGATTCGTAAGTGATTGGAGGTAAGCGGCCAGCGAATCGCCAGAACTAGGCTGCGGCGCAAGCGGAGCGGCTGGACCCGCTGTCGGCGAACTGCCCAAAGGATTAGTGAAGCCGCCCATGACGCTATGATACTCCTTTTAGAGGCGAAACCAAGGCCTTCGCTCCAAGTTTCGGGGTTGCCCATCGGTATTTATCGTGATCGCTCCGGCGCCGAACGTGTGACTATGTTGAGGATCAACGATCGGGTGAGTATGCGGATTGACGGCGACTGATGAACCAGCGGCCGGTGTAACGCTCACTGATCCGGTTAGAGGTTGGGTGTCTGATATTCCAGTGGCCGCCGCGTTGGTTGAGCCGCCCGCTGCCGTTGTCGGGGGGGTAGCGGCATTCGGGCCACTGTTTGGGCTGCCAGCCTTAAGATAGGACGCATTGGCAGCTACGCTCGTCAGATCCGGCAAAGTTACGTTCGTCGTCGTCCCATCGGCGTTCAGGTAGGCAACGGTTGAACCGTCATAGAGGTGCCAACCAGTCGTGGGGTTCGGGTCAACCTCGCGCATGATTGGCCCCTCGCCAGCCCGTCCATCATCTCCAGGCCCCCAACCCCAACTTGGACTTGTCCAGCGCAGAATATGCCGGTAATCTGTGACCTCGGCCAGCAATCCGTTATCATAAGCCGTCAGAGTTGGCTTGAGCGAAGCTAATTGATTTTGGAGGCGCTGGTAGATCCCCGAAGCGTACAGCCATTGATTTACCGGCCCTCCAGCGGATGCAATCGTTACCACGACATATAGCAAGTTCCGGTCGGTCTCAAAGAACTGCGTGCCAGCCGCGTAGTTGCCAGGCGGAAAGTCGGTTATGCGCTCCGAGTGAGTGCCGGACAAACCGGGAGAGACCGACGTTGGCGCTGTGACGCTTCGGATGCTGGACTGCAGTTGGTAGATATTGCTGAATGCCTGATCGAAAGCGCGTTGGAGTGTCTGTATGGAAGTGTCAACTAATTTAGGCGCTGCACGCTGAGGAAGTCCCTGCTTCGCCATTAAATCCGTGCTCCGATAATGCGAGAGAAGTCTCCAAAAGGTGCAGCGCCAACGAATGGTCCAGGTGATCCCCACGGCTTGATGCGCAGGTTTGTATCCTTCACGAACAACCGCACGCCCTTAGCCGATGTCACGCTGTACTGCTTCCAGCGCGACTTTTGAGGAGCGAGCACCTGATACGGGCGCACGTAGGTTGCTGATGGAGGCAGGTTGTAGGTCGAGACTCCGTACTCCGTCGTGATGGAGAGAACTTCTGCCGCTGTCGCTGTCGGTGCTGACTGATATCCAATCCAGCCATCTCGCAAGAAGCTGAAGCCTGGGAAATCATGGTCGGTCGCCTGCGTTATCCAGTTCGATGCCAATTCCGGCACGGGTTCCCAAACCCACTCCGTCTCTGGCACAAAGATCCGCGCCGCGCCTTGCGGAATGATTTGAATATCGTGCGCAATGAAGGGCGTAACGAAGGAGAATGGAATAGTCGTCTTGCCGTTAAACCGTGTGGCGGGTAGGAGTGGGCCGAGTTGCCCTCCATCGAAAACAATCTGGAAAGCGACAAGAGCGTTTTGAGTGTCGGCCGTCAGTCGAACCCCTTGAAAGAACTTTGCGCCAACATTGCCCAGCGTCATGATCGGGCTGAATATGGCCGCGAGTTCTGGGTAAGGATCAAAGATCCATTCCGTGCTCCAATAGCGCAGTTGCGAGTTGGGCAACCAGCGCATCAGGTGCGCCACTATCGGCGGATTGAACGCTACCGCTATTTCAAACTGCGCATTTGTGGAAAGTGAAAAGGATTGGCCGCTTTCCCCGCCGTCCGTCTGGAGATCAAGCGACACGCTATTGCCGGCCGTATCGATTTTTAGAAGCGCGCCGCGGAGATATTTAGCGCCACGATGCCCTCCGTCATCCCAAGGAGTAATCAATCCGGCGAAGTCGGGGTATTCGTCGAAGATCCAGCGGATTGAATGCTTGCGCCAATGCCCTAACGGTATCAGGCGAACCTCGGATGACAAAAACGGTGTTCCAAAGGCAAATAACGAGAGCGTTTTCCCCGACTGAACAAGCGGAAGCGTTGAGATGACAGTACCGCCATCCGCCTGGACCTGGGCTTGCACAGTTGATCCCTGGGTATCTCCCTCGATCGCTACGCCGCGAATGTATTTATTGGTCGGCCACTTGTCCAGGTAGAAATCTTCGTTGATATCGAGGTACTCCGGGTATTGATCCCAAACGTAGCGGACGTTGAATATCTCACAGGTTTTCGCATCGGTAGGAACCAGCCGCATTTCCCGGCAGACAACCGGAGGAACGATGGAATACGGTAGTTCTGTCTGCCCTGGCGCTGCAAGCGTGATGGTTGCCGCAACCGACCCTCCATCGTACTGCACCTGAACCGTGCGATTGCCAGAGAGGATGTAGAATCCTCCGGCAGCGTTTAACGCGCCTGGCGAATGATCTAGAATCGCAGAAGAGCCGACTATGGATTGAATTGAATATGTTCCCTGCGTAAAGCCTGCGCCTCCGACCACCTGAAGGATTGACCCAACATCACCCGCAACAAAGGTGTGGAGGCCGCTACTCACTTTCAGCGGATTGACATTATCGACGACTAAATCCTGAATTAGAGGCAGAGCACTGACATTAGCCTCAATCACAACCGCTTTCAAGAACTTCGAGCCTGCTAAGCCGTCGTCGGTCCAGTCCGTAGCCCGCTTCTGGATGGTTTCTGGCTTGAGAACGTAACTGGGTTCCCAATCGCTAACGGTAATCTCGACCGTGCTCGACCAGTGAAACCAGAGGCCGGCGGTCCTATCAAGTTGGCCCAGCCCATTCCCAACGTCGATAATCAACTGCCCGTAGGCGGGAGTATTGAGCGTTCCAGAACCCAGTTGAATTGTGTTCAGGCTTCCGAGCAAACGCGCGGTTACGTTAGTATTGTTCGTCAGGCCGCCAACGACGGCATCGCCGATCAGTTTGGGCGCCCGATAATCTCCGAGCAGATCCGCTCCCGTCATTACCGCGCATTCAATCGGCTGCCCAAAATCGGAATTGCCAAAAAAGTGGCCCAGTGACGATCCCACCCCCACCAGCACATCATGAGACGCTTCTTCCCCAAAGCGGTAGACATACCCAACATTGAGCGATGCAGGGTAATAATCTATGATCCAGCCGTTCATGATATGGCTGTCGCGTACTAGCGTCCGACTGAGGCCTGTTGTGAATTCCACGTAGTCGAAGTAGAGAACGCCGTCATACCACGTGAGCCGCCACGTCTTTTGATTGTTAGGATCTGGCGTATACAGCAGGAGTTGGGCTCCGGGAGCGCCTTCTGGATCAGGAATGGCGACGATCTCTCCGTTCAGAGAATCGTGCCCGAAGAGTTGGTACATCTGCGCATCGCTGATGTTCTTTGGCAGCCCGCCGCCTGATTCGTAGATCCCATCCTTGGCGACAAAATAGATGAGGTCTCCCACGCAAAAGGCCCACGGCGCAGCGAGCCCTCGCGCGCCAGGGATGACTTGTGCGATGAATTGCCCCGCGTTGATGAGATCCGGCGTGACCTCCCACATGCGCTCATTCGACCACACGTAACAGCGACCATTCCAGATGCAGCCATTCTGTAGGATCTCAGACGGGGAGCAAAGTTCCAGAGAATTTGTTGGGGAGGTAGTATCCGGGTCGTTGCCGTTCGTCCAGTAGAGCGTGCCAGGATTACGCGGGTCTCCGCATCCGAACATATAGAGGCCGAACTGTCCAGCGCCATATGGACCCCACATGTAGGGCAATGGGGCTCCTGCTTCAAGCGCTCCGTCAACCTTCCATCCGACAGCCCCGAGATTTCCAAGGTCCTGATCGACGAAGAGAATAGATGAGGATACGATCGCGCTGATAGTGCATTCTATATCGTTAACGGTGATCGTCGTTCCGTGAATCCAGTTGGGATTGAACTGCGCCGCACTATTCACTTGCGAACCATGACCGCCTAAAGCTCCTGGAACGGTTGCCTGCGCCGCATTTACGCTTCCGGCTGTCCCGGAGCGTGGCACATCGCGTACTAGAAATGGTTGGAATAGCACATCTCCAGGCTGAACATCCAGCGTTTGCGCCGAGTCCAACTGCAAATCGGTGAAATTGTCGGTCACCGTGCCACCTGAAGAATTCACGACTGACCCTACGAAAGCCCACGCCTGAAGTGTTCCTCCGAATCGGTAAAGATCCCAGATGTATTCAGTACTCAAAGCTGTGTTCGGGTCGGGGAAAGACGCCTGTTGATTCGTGAGGCTCTGAGGCGTGTAGGTCGGCGCGCCTGGGGCGGATGTCGAGCCCGTCACAAGATGGCGCAATACCCATCGCCACTGATAGCCTGTGCCTGTGATGCTGCCTGCCGAGAATGTCGGGATTGGCGAGACGCAGTTCAGCACTGGTCCAGCGTTATCGACAAAGGATTGCGGGATGCCGATCGTGTAGACGGTCGGGATTCCAGCGCTCAGGTAGGAAGAGGAGTACTTACGCGATTGATTAGAGTCTCCAACATACAGGAATGGTGTGGGGTTCTCTTTCGGCGAGAATGCAACCATTGACAGCGGATTCCCGCTAAAGCCGGAATCTATCTGCGTGAATGTCGAGCCGGAGATTAACTGGTCTCCCCACCAGAGCGTTGTGTTATAGCCGACGAATCGCCGCGTTCCGCCGGATGAATCCGGGTTGGTATCGTTCAGCGTGTAGCCTGAATGCAGGTAATCGGTCGGCCCTGTCGCTCCGAAGGAATTGGACGTGAGCGCAAGACCCGGGCGGGAAACCAACTCACCAGCGCGATACTGGCGCACATTGTAGAGCCAGCCAAATTCTCCGTCCCCAATCGCATCGAGAGAACGGTTAAGGTTCATCCCCTTGCAGAAGAATTTGGAGTATTTTCGCGAGTAAGCGGGCATGTGCTATTTCGCCCACCATAACGTCCCGTCAAATACTAGAATTACCGGGATGCCTACGACTGGAGTCAGGTTATTCCCAATGTTACCGCCCGTGACGACGCGCCATGTAGAACCCGCAGCCGGTATCAGTGTGACCTGGATTCCAGCACCGACCGCGCCAGCGTAGACTGGCTTCAGACTGATCGTGTTGATATTTGTGGCTCCTGTGATCGTCGCTACTTGCGAGGCAGCCATCGTAATTGAAGCCGCTGAAGGAACGATGCCGAGATAGAGCTTGTTGACCGAGAATGGCAGATTGTTGGCGTAGAGCACGCCGTAGGTAGTGTTGTCCACCACGAATGTCGTGCAGTCTATAAAATTGTTCCCGATAACCGAAACGACTCCCGCCGCAGTGTCTATTTGCAGTCCGACAACTCCGCCTCCCAAGCCAGCGGCGATGCGGTTGTTTGCGATGATGACGGCCCGTATCGTCCCACCAGCGTTGAGAAGCGAGATCCCGACTGAAGCCGTGAGTACGTAGTTGTCGGCGACCACCATATCGCCGGAACCTTCTCCACCAGGGCCTAGGGGATTCCCTTGGAGCACGATGCCGCCGCCTAGATCGTGGCCTATAACGATATTCCCCGTCACTTGCTGGGGAAATGTGACGCACTCAATGCCGGTCGTGTTGTCGCCGCCGCCTGCGTTTCCGTTTGGCTTAGGCGTAGTGCGATAGACCTGATTATTCGCGACGATCTCCATCGCGCCAGCGACCTGTCCACCGCCGTTATAATTGTTCTTGAAAAAGTTCCCCGAGACTATCGCCCGATATGCCGAGATGAGAATGCCGCCGCCAAAGTTCGCCGCTCCTGCGGTCGGATAATTCGCCTCGATATGGTTCCCAATGATTTGCACATCTTCGGCAAACGGGTTGGCGCCGCTCTGCACGAAATAGATTCCGACTCCGCCATCCGTCCCTCCAGGTCCCCCGTTGTCGTGGATGTAGCATTCGCGGATGAGCCAGCGATTCTGAGGTCCAGCTACTTCGATGCCGAATTTGTTGGTAAATCGGCACTCCATGCCGATGATGCTCACTCCGTCGATGCCGCTGGTAGAAAACGTAGCGCCTGCGTAAACGCACGCCCCGTTCGCATTGTTCGTCCCGTTATTTGCGCGGTTCCCATCCAGCGCAAAGTTTCGCAGCGTTAGGCCAGCGCCGACCGATGTACCGATGTAAATCAGGCCGGAATTGATATTGGCATTTGCTCCGGCAATGACCAGACTTGAACTTTTGCCCGCGCCAGAGATTGTGAGGAATTGCTGGTCAATGACGAGTTGCGCGTAGAGCGTTAGGGTCGTATTGGCTGGGATGCGGATATCCGCACCGGTCCCGCCGTAAATGATCGCCTCGCGCAAACCTCCTGAAGCGCTGGCAATCGTCCACGCGCCGGAGTGCGAGTTCGCACAGTTCACGATCACCGTGCCAGATGCGCCTCCCGATACAGCCGTACCGCCCGTGATGAGCACGGCTTCGGCGGCCCCAGTTCCACCAGAGATGTAGAGGTAGTGGCTCCCGTCTGCACCGTTCACACCCGGAGGCACAGGCGTAAGAGTGATGACGTTCGCGCCGGGGCTGAGCGACGTTCCAGGAGCCTGCGGTGCGAAATTGAAGTCGAGGACGTTCAAAAATGGGACATTCTGAATCTGTCGAAGGGTGTAGTCGTTTGTCGCCGGAATTACTGCGCCTGTGCGCGAGTTGCCGAGCGGTCCCCAACTCGTCACTCCCGTTGCGACGCCACCCGGATCGCTAAGAGAGATGTCGCCTAGCGTGAATGGTACTGGCACTCCAGCCCCGCTAAACTTCACGTCGTACCGGCCGTTCGCCGCGTAAAAAAACCAGTAGCCCGTCTGCGTAGCCGTGAAGGGATTAGCGAGGGGCGTGATGCCGTTGTCCGAGTAGATCGTAGCCGTCGTGAGGGTCCCTGTCAGATACACGGTTACGGTAGCGCCCGGAAACGATTTCTGGACGTCGCCCGTCGTGGCTCCCGTATAAGCGCCACTGGCGACTGACACGTTGACAGTGGACCCGCCTTGCTCTACGTTTCCGAAGGCTCTCAGCATTAATTAATCCCCTGGCCGACCAGCGCGGCCTGTTGTTTCTCTGGACTCGGCATCCGATCAGGTTTGAATCGCCGATCAATACTCGCCAGATCTCGCATGGCAACGAGGTTCCGCGATTCCGCACGTAATGCCGAATTCATCTGCACGCCGAGCTTTACCATGGCCTGCCAGCCGTCCATCGTCTCCATGAATTCCTGTCCAGCCATCTTGAAGGCGGCAAGGTGCTTAGCGTACCGGAGAATGACGCCGAGTTCTTCTCTGCCAACTTGTACGAATCCGCCCGGAGTTGGCACAACAGCGTTAGCTACGACATCCATCGTGACGCCATGGGCTCGCGCAGGAACAGGCCCGAAGGCAACAAGATTCTGGCCGAGCATGGCCCCAACCTTGGGCTTCTGCCTTGCGCTACGCCACGATGGAATAGCGTCTCGCATCTGCGTGTAGGATGTCATCCAGAATGGCTGACCCTCCAACTGGACATCTAGCACAGAACTGCCCGCCCGACAGGCGATGACGCCCTCCTGATAGCGCGATTCACAGTATTGAGCGCGGTACGGGTCGCTGGCCTGTCCGTCGCGGCCCAACAGATCCGCCAAAACACCCCACTTCACAACCCAGGAATAGTCGTCGGGGATTCCGAGCGTAGTCCCAGTGAGGGGGTTGAATGGCCCAACCGCGCTGATTGTAGCCAACTCCAGCAGTCCGCTCTGTATTGGCGGCGGCGATAGGCGCAAGGTAAGCGCGGGAGTTTCCGAGAGGGTATAGACCAGTGGGCGACCTGGAGTCTGCTTTGCCAGCGAGTTGCTCCCTGAATCGACCGACCATTGGTCGTCCTGCCATAGCGAGTACTGATTCCCTGAGCCATCCGCGAAATTCGCGTGCCGTACCGCGATTACGTTATCCGGCATTTGAACACGGTCTTCCGGTGGCGTGATGGTTACGACTGCCCCAAGGCCAAGTTGGTCCCACGTCGCGATGAGTTGGTCCCATGTCATCGTGGCTTGGTCCCATGTCAGCCCGAACCCACCTGTAAGCGATACGGTGCATTCGGTGTCAAGCAGGAATTGGTTCGTGCGCCTCGTGATGGCGTCTGCTACATCCGAGAGTGAAAACTGGTCGGTTCCATTCCAGATATTCCCAGTAGGCGGCGATTCGAGTAAATGCAACGCGCACGTTGTCGCGATATCGGTATCGAGCACGTTGTACGAGCGCTGAGGGATCAGCTTTGGCAGGTCGTAGAATGGGACGGTTGGAGCAAGCTGGAATGCAGCCCGAGCGCGATAGAACCGACTCAGGCCGGAGAATGTGCGGACAGCCTCAGTGAGATAGATGGCGAGTTCGGCGAAACTCCAGTACAGATTGTTCGGGTCATCAAGCAGCGCCGCGAGTTGCGCGACTGCCTGCACCTGCGTGATGTAGGAGTACGCCATTCACGCCCTTACAGATCTCCCTTTTTCTCTGGACTGTTGTGATCGTATGTAACTTCCTCTACAGCATTCTTGCTGTGAGTGCGCTCTGGGACGCCGTAACCGACCGCCCCGTTTACCTGCGTTCCCTTGGGCGGCTTGCACGATTCCTCACGCTTGAACGCTGATGGGCTGGTGATTAAGTCTTTCTCGTATTTAGCCATTCAGATGCTCCTTTCTGTAAATCAAGTTTACACCATGCAGGGTTGTTTCAGTGATTGAAGATACCACGCCAAGGTCTCCTCGATGCCCTCGCGCACCGTGCGAGGCGTCCACGTCATGCACTGGCGCAGCCTGGAGATGTCGAGCAGTTTGCGTGGCGTGCCATCCGGCTTGTTAGGATCGTAGCCGATCAATCCCGTGTAGCCCACCACCAAGCGGATCATGTTAGCCAGCGCCCCGATAGTCTGATCGGTTCCCTTGCCCACATTCACCATGCCCGTTACGCCGGACTCGGCCAAGTACACTGCCGCTTCCGCCAGATCGTCCACATGCAGGAACTCGCGCCGCGCTACCCCTGTGCCCCACAGCGTCACACTCTCGGCGCCGGACTCCTTCGCCTCCACAAATCGCCTAATGAGTGAGGGCAGCACGTGGCCCGTCTCCAAGTCGAAGTTATCCCCCGGCCCGTAGAGGTTGCACGGCATCAGAATCAAAGACTTCATGCCGTACTGCTTTTCATACGCCTGAAGCATTTTGATTCCCGCGATTTTCGCGATCGCATAGGGCTCATTGCTCGGCTCGAGTGGTCCGGTCATCAGCGCCTCTTCCGGGATTGGCTGCTGGGCGTCTCGTGGGTAGATGCAGGAGGAGCCGAAGTAGACCAGCCGCGCGTCGCATCTCCGCGCCATTTCGATCACGTTCAACTCGATGCGAAGGTTGTCTTCGATGAACTCGGCCGGATAGCTGAGGTTGGCTTGGATGCCGCCCACCTTCGCCGCACACAAGAATATGTGAGTTGCGCCAAGATTCAGCAACCCCGCTACAAGCTCGCGTGTGTGGCGCTGGTCGCGTAAATCGCCGCAATCAATAAGCACATCTGCGTGACGCAGATTACCCAACTTGCGCATCAGCGCCGAGCCGACCATGCCGCTATGTCCCAAGATGCAGGCCTTCATGTTTTGAACTTTGCCCCGACAAATCGAAGGTGTAACTTTTTAGCTATTCTCTTAAGCGCCTTAGTCGTTCCTCCACTTTGAATCTGTTTCCGCCCGTCGTTGTTATGGTGTCGTCGAGTTTTCATACAACCATTGAATTCACTTCTGAAGTTCTCTCCAAGTGCGAACGGCGAACAACCCAGCAGGTTTGTCCTCGCCACTCCACATTTTCCTGACCAAATTTGGCGTCTACCGTCTTCCACACGCCGGGGAAATGAATGTCGGAGCCGCGATTGTAATCGTGACCGGCCGCCCATTCAGGCTTTACCTCATCCCACCATGCGTGTAAGTCTAAATCTACTGCTTGCGCTTCGTGTTCGGCGTCGATAAATACGAAATGCGGTTGTTTGGTAGGGTGTCCATCATATATGTTCTGTGCCCAATTTTCAAACATACGAGCGGCTTTCACGCTATCCGCCCGTACAACATTCACCCAATCGGCCAATCCCGATTCGTACAGGTGGTAGCAGAACGCCGGGAACACGCCACCATGCCGCTTGGCGCACTCGTAGGCAACCCGCTCCGATTCGACTATCGGCGCATCCTCCTGGTAGATAAAGTGGTGCTCTGGGTATGGTTGCCAGCGGTCCACCGCGACGACCTGGATGTCCTTGCCGGTCTCCTTGATGCGCTGTGCAAGGTAAAGCAGCGATCGCCCGAAGGCAACACCGACCTCCACTACAAGCGACCCTGGCGGAGTGGTAAGGGCGACCTCATCGTAGAGATCCATCCAATCAAACCAGCCTGGGACTGTCTGCCAATAGTCGGGCTTATAGTTGCTCACTGATTCCTCTCTCGGTTTAATAGCATCGTTTCGACATGCGCCCAGAAACGGTCGCTAGCCTTCGGCTCTAATTCTTCTTTCAATTCGAACACATGGCAACTACAATCGAGATCCCTGCATCCCGTGTAACCGGGGCATTCGGTATCCCCGCCATGCTTCTCGTAAGCGTGTCCGCAAACGCAATCAGCTTTTGGTTCGAAGTTCATAGCAGTCCTCTGTACTCCAATTCGGCGACCATCCATGTCTCCCGGACAAGTCCGGGGTAGCTGTCCGGCCCGTTTACGTCGATCCGCAACTCTTCTGGCGATCTTGCCGCATCGTGCGTCTGTACCCAGATCGAGCGGCCAAAGTACTGCGCCCAAGTCTCCTGCGCTATCGAGCCCGCGGTAAATCCGCAGTTCATCGATCGCCCATAATCCGGGTAGACCATGTAAAGCCCGTGGCGGTACATCAGATAGTGAGCCGAATAATCGAACCCTTTCGGCTCGACCTGCTTGCAGTTCCAATCGGGTTTCAGGCATTGCAAGTAAGGCTCACGAAAGAATGCGGTTCCCCCGCAGGTATTGATTCCGGGGCACAAGTGAAGCAAGCGCGGATCTGGCGGCCGTTCAGTGTAGTGCGCCGGGATCGTCTCGTGGTAGAGTGTGCAGCCAATTATCTTATCGGATAGTCGGCCTGCTGCTAGCGCTTGCTGACACCAGTCGAGCACTACGAATGAATCGACGCCCAGAATCACGTCATCCTCGACGTACAGAGTGCAACGTGCCCCGAGATCGAAGGCGGTCGAAAGCATCCAGCCAGAGGCATCGTGTGCACTTGCGACCGATGTTGGTTCGCACCACACTTGCAAAGGAATATCGGGGTTCCTCTCGATGACTCCTTCGACTTCTCGCGCAAGGTCTTCGCTGCGGTCCAAATTCCAACAGACGGCTATCTTATCAGCCCACGGATGCCAGCGTTGGGCGCGACAAATGGATTCCAGGCATAGTCGCGTGTGAAACGGGCGCCGACATGTGGAAACCGTGACGATATTCACCGCAACCTCTCTGTGAGCGCCCTGACGATATCCTCTGCATCCCATTCGCGAGGCTTCGGTTGCCGATAATATGTCACGTGCCCGCCGTACCACGGATCAACGGTTCGCTCCGGCATCCCCCACCGCCAGCAGGAAGATTTCGGCAAAAGAATCAGAGTCGGCACGCCCAGTAATCCGGCCAGATGCGCGACCGCAGTATCAACAGTCAGAACGAAGTCCATCGAACTGATGTAATCTGCAGTTGTTCGCCAGGAGGCCATGCAATCAGATTCTATTGTTAGCGCTCCCGGTTCGCGGAATTCATCAGCGTTATGAAGGCCAGCACGTTGAGGCGACAAGGAAAACATAGGTTGCGGGTCGCGCAGTTTTTGGCAGATGGCATCGGCAACAGTAACCGGCAGAGACTTGGTGCGCACGGGGCTAGTATTCTCCTCAGAGCGCCAACAAAAACCGATGCGCAAGGGTCCGTAGCGACCGATAGTTTTCTTCCTGGGGGCGATGGCCGGAATATCGGTCCATTTCTTCATGCCGAGGATGATGGGCAGGCTCATAAGCGAGATGGAGACCTCTTCGAGATCGAACGTCTTGACATCGAAGGGAACCTTGCCGCCTTCTGCGATCGTGACCTCATCGACGCCGAGCGCCGCCCAATCGCACCAATCGGCAAGTTGCCGCCAAATCACCAACCGTACACGTTCAGAACGTGCTTTGAGCAACTGTAGCCAGCGATGGAACATGAAGAAGTCGCCGTATCCGCCCTCTGGAATTACCACTACGCGCTTACCGGGACTCCCGTCCCATACTTGGCTGCCGAGCGACGGCCACCAACTCGCTCTCAGCCGTCCGTACTCCCACAGTGGTCCCGCTGTCTCGAATTCCCCCAACCGCATCAAGTTTTGCGCCAAGCCTAGCCCTATTTGCTTGCGGATCTGATCTCCGCATCCTTCAGAGCGCTCCCATGCCAATTCAGAGCACCGGCCTGCGGTCATGAAATCGCCCTGATCTGTGGCGACTATTCCAAAGTTGTGATAGCCTGCCACGCGCTCCGGGTCTAAGCGAATAGCCTTCAGAATGCAAGCAGTAGCAGTATTGAAGTCGCCTTTTAGTCGCGCTTGGATGCCCTGCTCAATAAGGCGACTGTATTCCCAATTGGGTTGCGTAGGGGCGAGACCGGGGCATGACGCCGTAGTGGCTGGAAGCATGAATGCTTATCGTACTTTAAACGGCGTGACTCTGCAACCAGTTTGAATCGCCCCAAGGAAGTGGCGCGAAGGGAAGTTGGGAAATATCGTAACTCACTGACTGGACGTAAACCTCATCATCCTGGCGCTCTAATTCCATAATCATTTTGTCCACGCGGCCTTGCTGCACCTGTGCTAGTGGCAAGTTGAAGTAAGGATTAGGCTGTTCCGCCGTGCCAGGCCAACGCGCGAGATCGCCGAGTGCCGCTTCCATTAGCACGTCTCCGCGAATGTACAGCGGTAGCGTGGCACCGGGATCATCCAAATCAGGCGGTCTGGATTCGTATAGGAAGGGATAGACGTAAGGGCTCTGATTATGCGGCCAAAGTTCGTACCGCGGCAAGCCCGTAGTTGCCTGCGGCGTCGCCTGCACGATGAAGATATCGTTAATGTTGAACGTGAAACCTACCGGCCAGTAAATTCCAACGCCGTTGCTGAGCGGATTGCCGATCACTCCATCGGTGGTCACATTCCCCGACATCGCGCCACCGTTGAAGGACCACGTAAACGTCGCGGTTCCTGCCGCGCCGCCAGTTGTTACTTTGATCGCATAGAGGCCGTTCGCCGGGGCCGTGTAGGAGGTATTGCCCATCAACGCCGGAGCATTGCCAGTCCCGATGATTTGCAAGGGCTGCGAAACATTGCCCTGGTAGCCGAGCGCATAATCGCGAAAGCTCACGACATAGGCTTGCTGAAAATTGGCGCGTTGCGCGTCGTAGGCATTGATCTGGCGCTGGTCGATATTGAGGTTGAGCTGCCAATTATAGTTCGGGTCCCATAGCGTCGTGAACGCATGAAAATCGCTCGGAGGTGTGAAGTAGCACTGGTAAATCTGATAGGGAGTTGCGGTAAATGATTGCGTGAACGCCCAAGGCTGGTTCAGCAGCAATTGGGTCCCGGAAAGCACTTGCTGAATATCGTAAATCGGCCCCGTGGTTCCACACCGGAACTGCTGGCCGACCATCGCTTGCGTCCATGCGGTGCCGCTGCCGGTCACGAGTGACGATCCGATATTAAGGGCCACAACGCCGGTGTTATACAAATTTGGGACGATGAATTCTCCGGGCTTGATGAGCCAACTCCATCGCCGACTTTCCGCAATGCGCCGAAAGGCGTTACGGACGAGATTCTGCGAAAGCACTGGCCCCGCTGAGGGGCAGCGAAGATGCACCGCCCCCCAGATATCAGCAAATTGATCGACCATGGGTCAGTGGCCGACGACTTCTAACTTTGAAGCTGTTCCACTGCCCGTTAGTGTAATCCGCGTGCCTCCCGTTATTGCCGCGTAGGCGACTGCGGTAAGCGCGGAGTTTGGATCGGCATTGAACGAGAGCACCTTACGAAGCGGTACGTCCAAGGTTTGCCCTGTTGTGAATGTGACGCTCGGGTATAGCATTTGACGCTGGTTCCCGATAACGTTTTCGGACGGTTTGGTGTTGACTGTGACTGCTGCCATTCATCCTCCTTTTACAGCAGATTCTCGATGTTAACGTCGCAGTTCGCCAGGTTGCCGGTGAACGTGGATCGAAAGACGCCGATTGTCTGGTACGTCGGCGCCGTTCCCGCTGCGATATTTAGCGCAACTCCGACACTGGCTGCGACATTCGCGACGGCCATATCTCCGATGCCTGGGCTCACCCCGGTAATCAAAACCGGGATATTGCTGCCCTGAATCAGCATGCAAATCCAATTTCCGGCCGTGGCGATATTGCGAATGATTCCCGCCACTTCATTGCGCCAGGCGTTCGTAGTCGCGCCGTTGACTGCGTTCGCCACTACGTTGGTCACTTGCGGCGTTAAGCCCGTCTTTGTCATCCAGAACATGACTTGGCCGATTATCGGCGGCGTCGCTCCAGGATCGAGCTGTACAATGGTGTAAGTGTTTCCGTTCCACTGGAAAGTGTTGCCGGCCTGTCCTGGATACGGAAGGGTAGCAACGTTGAAGGTGTCCGGGTTGCCGGTCACTCCGAGATGAGGCACTTCTTGTCGGTATGGCATGTGATTGTCTCCTTATCCCGTGATTCCGTACAACTGCCTATGATAACGCGGCGAGAAGGTCACGTTACAGGCCAGTAGGACTTGCCCGACGATGAGAGTGTTGCCGGCCGATGGCTTGAACCCTGTGAAGCCCATGCCGTACTCCTCATCGTTGGTCATGTAGAAGTTCATGAACGGTTTGCGCGCGTTCAGGAAGAACAGCGTCTCGCCAGTGTTGCCAAGCGAGCCGACTGGGTAGACGGCGGCCGGGTTGCCCTGCGATTGGCGCAGATAGGTGAGCGCGATCGGGTCATTGGTTCCCGCGCCAGATGGCCCGGTCAGATAGGAACCGGGGGCGTAGCGCGATTTCATGATGACCGAATTGTTAAATTTCAGGCCGTTGAACCCGATCTTCGGGTCCTGGGTGTCGTTGAAGCGTTGCTGTGTCTGGAACTTCTCCTTAATGTAGGAGTAGCCCTTCACAGTGGTAACGCCGATGTTTGGTTCGAATTCGCCAGCGCCGAAAGTACAGTCGCCATAGACCTCTTCGAGCGTGTTGTACTCGATAGTCCCGTTGACGTTGGTCGGCGGGGAATTGTAGGCCGCACCGATGGAGCCGCCGCGGGTAAGTGTGCCGTATGTGGAATACAGGTTGCCATCCCACGAGGCGGTAGTGTTGTCATTGAGCGCCTCAGCCAGTCCATTCGGCTGAGCGGCGGTTGTGCCCGTTCCGCTCATGTAGAGCGAAATCGCAAGGTGGGCGCCCAACGTCATATAGGCGGCCTCCATGCGCGAATCGATCAGCCTGAAGGCGGCGTTTTCGCCCTTGTTTATCACCTGAATGTCTTCCTTGGAGAGCGTAACGCCCACCTCGAAATACCTTATGGTGAATTGGCCTTGCTGCTCGATTTGGATCTGCGTGGTGTCGAACTGCTTACCCGGCAGGTAAGAGCCGCCCACGAGCCCGTTATAGATGAAATTCTCCCCTATGAGTCGCCCGCCGTCGAAATCCTCTCGAAGGTTTTCTTTAGCGTAAGCGGCTGTCGGGTCGTTCTGAAAGCTTGCTGTTACTTGTGAACCCGGATCAATTCGGGCGGGTGATCGTTTCCGTCACCTCTGCACCTTTCCCATCGGTGCAGTTCAGACTATCACATGCCGTTTCCGGCCCCAAGGGTTTAGTCGTTGCGGCTGCAAAATGTTGCCTGAGCCAATATGCCATTCTCTTAGAGCAGACTGGCATTCCTTCTGGCGGCTCCATCGCTTGCCTCTGGTTGCCCGGTTTCGGTGGGTGTCCCATGAAATTACCTCGGGTTTATACAACGCCTCTCAATCGCTAACGTTGTCGATCAGTTTTGGCTTCTTGCGAATGAAGCGTTTGGTGCTTACGTTTATCTGGTCTAATTCGGCCATTCGGCCACCTCATGAATTGAAGTGCCGGATGAGCGAGGATGGTCCGGGTGTTACGCTGACTTCTGCCAGGTTTCGCGCATCGAACTCAGGAAAGCTTCCTTGGCCTCTTCGTTCTGAGCGTTCTCGTTATAGTCCTTTTGGTGCCTGATTTTGGTCAGGTCTTCGAGGACGGTCGTCGGCTCAGGACGTTGCTCCGAGGGCATCTTGTTGCGGGACCGAAAATCACGCTCCCACTCTTCCCTGTCTTTCTTGCGCTCTTCTTCGCGCTGTTTCGTTCGGACTTCCTCCAGTTGAGGTTTCGTCCAGCGTTCATAGGCGACCTGAAGATCGGTAATCTTCTGTTCGCGCATGAACTTTTCGAGTTCCCCGACTGGCAAGCGCTTTCCAAACGTGTCGCGATACTCATCCCGAATGTCGCCCATCGTGCGCTCGTAATCCACGAACGCTCCCGACAGTGCATTGTTCCGTTGCTCCAGGAGCTTTTCAATCTCCTCGCGCGTAAGTCCTGCGGCGCCGGCCGCGGCCTTCTTTTCTCCAGGCGTCGATTCGTCGTCTAACTTGCCGAACCGCTTCTCGTACTCTTCCAAGGCGGTAAGTTTGGAATTGGCGAATTGGATTGCGGGTGTTGCCTGTTCTTTGTACCACTTCTCGTAGGTCGCCAATTTCTCTTCGAACTCCCGTTTCTTGTCGAGCGCCGAGCTGTACTCGGAGTGACGCGCATAGCCAGTTGCTACCGCGCCAGCGAATTTCTCATTCTCAAAAGCCTGAAGCACTGCGGTCTGCTGTTCATCAGAGAGACCGTGTTCCTTCGCCAGCTTCGCAAATTCTTTTTTCGCTTCTGCCGCTGTCATTCGTCGTAATCCTTTTCGTCTGCCAGCATCCTACCCGGAGAAATCGCCAGCCTTGCGGGCCTGATTCTCGCTGAGCGCTAGACGCCTAGGCTAATTGGCTACTGTACAGGGAGTTTACACCTATGTTTGACGGGATGTCAAATCATTGTCCGGGTGGAGGCATCGGGAGGACCGCTGGCCCCGGCATGGGCGACGGTCCTCCCGGTGCAGCCCCGGCAGGGGAAGGCATGCCCGGTGGAGGCAGGATAGCTGAAGTTGGCGCGAGTCCAGGCCCAGATTGCAAGCTGCCGAGGATGGCGGCCTGAGCGGCTTGCAAAATTTGAGCCATCGGCGCGGAAAGATTGGGATCGGCGGCCACGGCATCCCGAATGCCCATTTCGATATTCTTCATGCTCATCATCTTACGGACGAATGGATTGGCCGAGTCGCGCCCCATACCGGGGTCGTTCTGGTCCCGGTCGCTGCGGTCCATCAGCGCCTTCATGTGCTTGTGCGCGGGGCGCGTAGCGTCGGGCGGGAGGGGCGGTGGACCAGAGAGCCGGTTATCCTCCGACTTGTCGCGCGAGCCGGGTCCCGAGACTGAGAGGATATCAGGCACGGAGACTTACTTCGCCAGATTCTTGTGCATCGGCGTGACCATGAAGCCACTACCCTTCTTGCCGCCGCCGTGGGCGAGCTTCTTGGGCTCATGCTCCTTGCGGGCCATATGGCCGCTCTTGCCCTCGTAATTGTGGCCGCCCATCTTCTCGTGCTTTGCCATTGCGTTCTGTCTCCTTGCGTTGAATTGTACTACTTTTTGGCTCGCATGTGCGCGAATGTTTCCGCCAGCCGCGCCTGCTTGCCGAGTCTGCCCTTCGCGTGTTCCTCTTTCTTGGCGAAGCCAGCCGTGGACATCCCAGCCTTCTTTGCCTTCGCCGAGAACGCGCCGGGGCGCTTTACAACCTCATCGCGCGGCTTGCCGAATATTGTTCCAGCCATTTGCTCACCTCGTATGGTACGTTACCCAGAGCACATCGTTAATCGTGCCGAACTGGTAAAAGATTTTTTGCAGATCGTAACTGTTAATGTCCGCAACGGGCGGGAACAATTGACCGGCTCCTTTAGCGATAGGGAGTCCACGTCCTGTCGCCAAGGTGGGACCGCCAACATTCACAGGGCTCGTATTGCCCGGATCAGCTATGAGTTGAACCCAACAGGCGGAAGTTCTAACCGACAAGAGGGCGTGAGGGTTTGTATCGGCCCCCGTAATCTTTGCAAGATCATGTACCACTATTCGCTCCTTTCACTGCCACTGCGAACTACGATTCAATTAATCGGTACATTCCTGGCCGGATCTTCGCTCAACAAGGCCTGATTAAAAGCCTTGATTTTACCCGCTAGATCCTGCCTACGACTTACCTCTTCTTGCCCAATATTCTTTCCTCCTCGCTTGATTAGTCCAGCTAATTCCATCGCGAGAATGGCCCTGACGCTCTTTTCTCTTAGGTAGGGGAGGATTGCCGAGAGAACAATGCTTATGTTTGCGCCTCGGACTTGCCAATGAAATCGCTCGCGGCGAGCGCCAGAAGGAGGCGAGGAAAGATAAATTTCTCCGCCAAAATTCTCATGTATCCATTCGATGACCGAGGGAGAGCACATAGTGACTGATAGTTGGAGGAACGTGCTCATGCCTCTTTTGGGATACAGTACGACTCTGGCATAAATGCAACCTTCACCATCAATAATTCCCGCCATGTAGGCTAGATCTACCGATTGGGAGGGCACTTTTACCTCAAGTCCTTCGCATGGAGAATGGCCGCGTGCATATCCTCGCCAGCCCTTGTTTTCTCCCTTGGCGTTACGATAAACTGCGGCTGGTTCTCCACAACCGCAAGCGCATGTACGAATCTCTCCACGCTTCATCATGATTCTTTTGTCACCTGCCTTGGCATTTTCTGTCCGCTCGCCTTTCGGCCTGCCGCGCTCACTTGCATCCCGAGCCCCATCTTTTGCTCAGCCATTAGTCTATCAGTAATTGTGCCAGCCGGTGCATCTCCCACGTTTGGAATCTCCAGCGCTTCGAGCAAGGTCCAGTGATCGATTAACCCAGCTCGCGACAATTGCAGGAGCAAGAGTTTGTGTTCCATTGCCGACGCCGCCAGCAAAGAACCAGGCGCGACGTGGAAGGCCACGCTCCGCATGAGTTCCTTCGCCCGGTCTTGCCGCGGCAAGGGGCCACGGTCCAAAGCCGCTCGCGTGGGAATGCCGCGCCTATCCATGTCGCTGCGATGGATGTAATCGGGCAGGAACGTTCCAGGATCGAAGTCGAACCAATCGGGCGTAACCGCGTTCGGGCCGCAAATCTCCATCCACATTGGCTCTGTGTAGAATTGGAGGAAATTGTACGCCATGATCGTCGCGAACTCGCGTACATAGGCTTCGAGTGCCCGCGACCGAGCTCTCACGGCTGGACTCATCGCCTCCACAATGCGACTGATCGTGTCATCGCTCGGCAGTTGGTTGAGCTTCATCAACTGCCCGAGGTCGGCCGCGCCGGACAGTTCCTTGATTTGGCTGATGATGAACTGCACTAAGTTCATGATCGAGGCGTCGATAGGATTGCTCTTGACGATCTCGACGCCCTTACCGGACATCGGATTGAAGCGAATCTTAAGTCCGGCGCGCCGAGTGTCAATCTTATTCAGTGCCCCTTCTGAGATGGAATTCTTGTCGGCAACGATATCAGGGCGCCCAATCTTCTCGACTTGATCGTCAATAACGCGCAGGAGTCGGTTAAGCGTCCCTTGCAATGGTAGCGTGTCCCACAAGCCGCCCTTGCCTAGAAACGTCCAGGGCCATGGATCGAGCGTTAGCTTCGGCAGTGGGAACATGCCGTGCCAATAGCGATTCGGCCCGTCGTATAGAGGCTTCTTGTGCGTGCGGCAGAATTCCACCATGCGCCCGCGCGGGTAGAGTTCCTCGCCGGATTCCACGATGTACGACCAATTGTTCAGCGGCTTCCCTTCACGGTCGAATTCGCCAATCTGAACCGGATACCGCTCTTCGTTCACGCGATCATCGTGGATGTACATCGTGAATACATCCACGGTCGGCAGTCGTGGCATTTGGCGTGCGGGCTTCGATTTAGTTAGCACATCCCAGAACGGTGACCCTCCCAACTTCTCCAGCAATCGCATCGCTCGTGAGGATGCGACTGCGGCCCCGCCAGTCGATGAGCCGTCCTTGTCGGGAGGCACGTCGATGCCGTATTGACTACGGACGAACCAGGGAACTCGGGCACGCCGGATGATGACGCCGAGTCCCGATTGCAGGGTGTCGTGCTCGACGGGCGAGATCGGCAGCACGTCGCGCGGGTCCTCGGCGGTCATGTCTGCGTCGAGAGTCTTCGGGTTCCAAGTGATGTGCGGATAGCCCGTACCTCCGGCTAGAGCGTACTTGATGACATCGCCTTGCCGCATGTCGATGCGCTTCTGGAGATACCAGTACTGCGAGCACTTGCCTAGGTTCTCGGCAATTTTGCCGAAGCTGGAACCTGGCGGCGTGCGATATTCCCAGAATGGCTTGGTGTCAGTCAGGAGGGATGCGAGGTCAAGCGCCGTCTTGCCCGTGTGGTTCGCTTTCGTGTCGGAGAGTGACGAGGCGCGAGGGGAATCCTCAACCGACATGATCGCGTCGATGGATTTCTGAATCTTGTCGTACCCCGTCTGCGCTCGAAGGTAGGCATCGCCCTGTTGAATCGCCTCATTGCAAAAGCCCAGTAGATCTTTTTCGTAATTTTCGGCTTCTCTTTCGCGGAAGGGTAAGGCGGTTCGTGATGGCGCTGGCATGTAAACTTAGTTTACAGCCTAACACGTTTATTCTCTGTCGGCGTGTCCGCTTCGGTCGTAATTCCCGATTTCGCTGGTGACCCCGTGCTGCTTTTCGATTCTTCGCACATCGGCAATCCCTCCCTTATACTCCTTGCGCACGAAGCCCTCGCATGCAAAATGCGCGGGAATCGGCGCGTCGTTGCGCCCTGGCCAGCGCACGCCCTTAGTCGGATGTTCGTACAGGACGATGGCCTCGCGGTCGGAGATTTGGGCGTCGTGCGTGAAGGCTTGCCCGTGTGGGCAGAAGGGCCAATCCCCGATGACCATCTCGTGCTCGCAATTGCCGCAGCGCATCACATCCCCACGTAGTTCTTCATCTGCTGGATGACGGTCTTCTCCAGCCACACCTTGAAATCCTGCTTACCGATGCAGCGTGAGCGAAGCCGCTTGATGACATCGACCGGGAACAGTACAGCCGTGCCCTGCAAGCCGCAAACGGCCAGAAGTTTGATATGCCGCGAGAGGCTTGTCGTTGAGATGCCTAGGTTTATACCTAAAATCTGTTCGATCTCGCGGCGTTCGTCGGGATTGACGATGTACGAGCCAGTCTTGGTGCGTCCGTAGTCGCGGAGTTGGCGCGCAAGGTATTCTTCGAGTTCCATGCCAGCACGATCGGCCTCCTGCATGAAGACGTACATCTCCTCGAAGCGTAGGGGCAGGCGAAGCAGTTGACCCGTGATGTTCTGCGTGCTTGCCTTTAACTTTTTCGTCAGCGCGGCGGGGACTATCGTCTCGTACTTGATTTCATCGTCGTATTTGGCCGCACCGCTCATGCGAGTTCCTCCTCTAATTCTGCCAATTCTTCAGGACTCAACTCCGGCATAGGTCGGTAGTGCTGAGCGCATTGCGTACGGAGCGTGCAATCGCAATTCAGGAAAGAGTTGAATAGATCGGCGGCGGCTTCCATGCGCGTTGCGATCAACGGAGAGAAGCGCCCAGCCTCGGTCGGCGTAAGATTTCTCATGCTCAGAATGTCTAGCGGTATTCGCTCCTCTCTGAGTTCCATTTCAAGGTCTACTAGGTCAATTCTTACACTGGAACAAAAATGGATACCGTCCGAACGCTGTCCAATGATCTGCCCAGCCACAGACAAAGCTGCCGGCATGGGCTGAAAGCCGGAAAAGTGCGGTTTGATCCAATGACGATTAGGCTTGGCCGCAGCCATCACTGGAATTGTCGGCGCTGTGACCAGCGCCGCAAGCGACTTCAAAAGCGCGCGGCGACTCAGATCCATGAGAGTCATCGTTCCTCTCCTAACGCGCAGAACTGTTCTTCCCACTGGTCCATCATCTGGGAGTATGTCATGTCGCACGCCTGTGGGTCAACCGGCTTTGCATCAGTCCTTAAGTCGCTCGGCACCGTCTCCACGTCGAGCGACCACTCACGCGCGCACCAAATGGCGAGCATCAACGCCATCAGCCTATCGTCATGCTTGCCATAGACGGACTGCGCGCGCATCTTCGCCATGTTCATTTCGGCGTCGGCCATTTCCTCGATCAGCCAAGGGCTCGACAGGTCACAAAGCCCGTGAATCATATGCCGACTTGAACGGAGCCACAGGTCGCGCTGTGTGCGGGGCGTCGATGTCCAACCCATCGTGTTGGTGCGCGTGAGCGTGGCGCCGTCCAAGTAGGACCAGACGAAGAGATTCGTGTAGCCGTAGCTTATGAGCTTGCGTTGAGTGAGCAAGCCAGGTCCGGGTTGAATCTCAATGATGGCCTTAGCCTGACCCTCTTCGCTTGAGCCGCCGTACACCCGCCCGACAATGTTAGCAACCTCGCCCAAATCTTCCGGGTCGATCGGGGCGGCGAACTCGCACACTTGCTTATCTGGGATCTCCTCGCCGCGGCCAACCTTTAAAATCTGTATGGCGCCGTTATCGGTGCGGTGGTCAGAATCGGTCCTGGCGTAACGATTCCATAGTGGAATGCCGCCGCTCGGATCTACTCCCATCACGTAGACCCCTCGTGGATCGGGCTCCTCGAATATCCAGATAATGCCGCGCGGGTCAGAGTCAAGGTCGGATGCTGAGCAGGGAATCATCGCCGAGTTAGCGACGTAGTAACTGCGCGGAATCATTTCACGGGCGAGCCGAAAACTTGCCACCCGAGAATCGCAAAGAGCACGAACAGTAAGAAGTGGCCGCCCCAGAAAGGCCAGCCGTCCGTACGGCCGCGCCAGATGCCGAAGACCAGCCACAGCGCCATGAACAGCCAGAACCAGACTTGGAGTGTCATGCGGTCGGCACCTTTGCTGCCAGCGCGGCCTGACTGAGCGTGTCCATCGCGGCGTTAAAGGCTGTCGCGTCTGTTGCGAGTTTGGCCTTCGCCGGTTCGAGCGGCGTCGTGGCCGTGTCGATGGCCGTTTGGATGGTTGCTACGTTACCTAAACTGGCTTGATAAGTTGCTTCAGCGGCGGCGGCGTTCTGAAGTGCGGTATCCAGAGTCGAATTCATATGCCCCTGAGCATATCACTAAACACAGAGCAATTCCATGGTCTCGCTAATAGCCTTCCGTAGCGTGCCCTCATCCGCGGCTGTCACCTTCAGGTCAAGCTTTTCGCAGATCGCCACAAGTCCACGGCGGTGCGGCTTCACGGTCCAGTACTCTCCTTCCGCGAAAATGGTCTTTGGTTCTTGCATGGTATCCTCATTGCCTTTAGAATACCATCAGAGGTTCCCGCGATGCGTTTCACCCTCCTGCTTTTCCCGTTCTGCCTCCAAGCCAGCCTGATCGTTACTGGCCAGTCACCGCTCGGCATGTTCGCCGATGCCGACCTAGCAATTCCCGCCGACCCTGCTAACGCACCAATGGCTCAGGTGCGCATAACGCAGCACTCGAGCTGGAGCGGAGATATTACCGTGCAATCCAGCAGTGGCGGGTTCGGCTATCTCGACCTGTACGTCACGACCATGGCGACATCGTTCCAGGGCTGCCCCTGCGGCGAGTATCTCGATTCTTGGGCGACGATCACCGCGCCGTGGTATCTGACCACGCCAGGGTACGAGCCCTACGGATCTACGCCAGAGTACGCGATGGAGCGGCTACCTTTCATGTCGGGCGTGGCGCAACATGTCACCTTCGACGCCTGGGCCGATTCCTCGTACATGTATGCCGCTTACCTGAGCGGCCCGCTATTCCCGTACATGGCCGACCGCACGATTCATTCCTTCGTGGAGATTGACTTGGGCGGAATTGACGGTGGCTACAGCGGGTCGGTGGTCTTCACGCCGGATGACCCGCCGCTCTCGGCTCCTGAGCCATCCACGTGGCTGTCTGCACTGTCAGCCTTGGTGCTCATCGCTTCCTCCACCGTGCATCCCCAGCGGGCGAGATAGGCGGCGTCGTACTCGGCTTCGGTCACTCAAAGAACCCGCTGTAAATTACGGCTATCACTGCACTGTTGACAATCGCGCCGATCGCGAAGTATAGCGCCACCCAGCCGACTATTCGCTCCTGCTTCACCTTATCGGACGCGATGCAACCGTGCGCGTAGCCGTCCAGCCACACTTGGCGATTGGCGATCCTTTGCGCCCGCTCGGCCGCAGTTTCCGACATGGCGACCACACTCATAATCCTTTGGCAAAAATCTCCGCCAGCGCGACCTCGTCCTCGAGCGTCACCAATTGTTCGTAAGGTTCCTGCCGACTCTGTCGCTCTATCCGGCGCTGAATCACGCAATCAGTACACGGGCATTCCGCCGGATGCATCAGTTCCGCCAAGCCTGCCGGTGCGACCATCGGACCCGCCCAAACCTTATCGTCCACCCCGCTGCCTCCCGCAACCATACGCCGAATCTGTACCCTCCGCTGTGCCCGCCGACAGTCCATATGCACCTGCGCGATGACCTGCAATACCCGCCACGGCAGCAGCAGCCAGTTCCATAGCATTTCTTTGCCGCAATCTTACTCCCATCCCCCGCCCCTTTGCAACCTAGGATTGTGCCAGCTTTACGTAAACCTTAATCGCTCCCGCTCAAACCGTTCCACCGTGGGCGCGAAGAATACAGGCGCTTCCGCCTCCGGCCACTCCCCTACCACCTTCGGAACTTCCTTCCCGATCGCTTGCCACTGAATTATTTTCCCATCCTTCCTCACCCATATTTCGTGTATCTCCACGACCGCCTCCACCTTCTTCCCTTTTGGCCTTTTCCCTTTCATTTCGTGTAACTCACTTTTACAGGTTTCATTTGTCAAGCCTAGTTATCATTGTGAACTCAATGGTTTAGAATTGTAAAGACTTTTCCCGTGAGATAATATCAGTGACATCGCGGTTGAAATACCCACGAGTAGGGGCCGTTTCAGTCGCAGACCCCCTACCACCCTCCATTTTTTCCTTTTTTTTGATATAGCTGAGCGCAGTCAAACCGCCGCCTCAGCACCCCCGGTACCCCCCTGGACAATCGCGCCAGCTCGCCAATCATCGAACCTTCGACCTGGCGCAAAGCGTAGCACGAATGTCGCAAACAAAGCACTTAGCTCGCAGGCGTAGCACGATTACATGCCGTTATGAGCGTTATCATACACTTGCGAGTTTACATAATACAACACTATCGGAAGTTGAATACGATCCGTGCCTATCGTGCTACAGAGTGTGTCAACATTGACACGTGTCGGAATATACACACGGTTTGATTTATACCCTAGCAAGTAAGTATTAATTTGGCTTATGCAGGGTGTCTGGCAGCCGCGTTGGGCCTATGACGCAGCTTGCAGGATGGCGGTAGTATGGTCGTCGCGATGGGCCCGACGCATTAAATTAGACGCTGCCGCACAATTATGACTGTAAACCTTGTGGACAGTGCATGAAACAGTGGCAAAGAGTACAATTCGTTAAATGACAGTGAAAGAGGCGGCTGAGGAGCTCGGGTTGAGTGCGAGTTCAATTGTGGCGATGATTCGGGCAGACAAATTACAGGCGACCATTACTCGGGCATTCTGCTACCACATAGAGCCTGAGGATTTGGACGCGGTGCGGGATCGGCGACCGCCTGGTCGGCCAGCAAAGCCGAAGGAGAAGCGGAAGCCGGGGCGGCCGTATCTTGTGAAGCCTGTTGACACAGCCAGCTAGTTGCGTATAGAATGGTACGCGATGCGGCCGTATCATCCTGACACCGATCCTGCTAGCATTCCAGACGCGATCATAATGAGCGAGCGAGCGCGGCGGAACAGCCTGAGGCGTAAGACTCACTCTGGCGGAGTTCGCTTCAAAGCTCCGCATGCGTATGATTCTAAGTGCAGGTGTGTAGCTTGCCACACCTCGCGCAATCGTAAAGAAAGTTTTACAATTTAGCTCTTGCAATCGCAGCTAGGTGCTGCTATTCTGATCTTGTCAGATAGGAGCTGATAAGGGATGACAAGGTTAAAGATTAGCGATTCGGCATCGACATTCACACGGATCAGTAAGGCAGGGGCTCGCAAACTGTGGGCTCAAGGCGAGCCGTTCTACATTATCGCTCACAAGATGCGTCCTGGATTCCCGTTCTCACTGGGAATGATGATCGATCCGGAGCACATTAAGCAAGAGCGAAATCTAACGCCCACCTATCCGACGGTAGAAAGCCTATTCGACGCGACCGTCACAGAGTTCTGTTTCTACAATGCCAATTGTCACGAAACAGGCACTTATGCGGCTTTCTACACCGTGCGAGATAAAGCAGTTGCAGCCTAAGGCCCCTGATGAGCCCGTGCGATTCGGGCGAAACGCCGAGAGGCGTCGGGTCAGAGCATCGACACAGCGGATAGGAGCCGCTTTCAGAATGGCATGCATATCAAAGCACGGCACGGAATTGCGAATAGGGGCCAGCGTTACGGTAAATGGCAAACGTGGGATCTTGAGGTATTTGGGTACAACGATTTGCCGCGTTAGTTTTGACCACTCAGACAAGTTGGGACGGGCGTGTTGGATTAAAGACGTGAACCTCGCCAGAATGGAGGTGCGCTAATGCCCACACAAGAGCAATTGAAAGCAGGCGCGGCCGTTATTATGGCTGTAGCTGAAACGATACGCGAGGCCGGCGAATGCCCAAGCGGCACGATTTACGCCGTACTCATGGGCCGCGTGACGTTTCAGGGTTACGAAAAGATTCTCGGCATTCTCAAAGGTGCGGGATTGATCGAAGTATTGCCGAGTCACCTGATTCGGTGGATCGGCCCAATGAAGGGGGTGACGGCATGAGCAAACAGGAACGCGCAGAATACATTAGGGCCGCTCGCGACAAAGGCGCCGACACAGGCCGCTACGCGGCAACAAAGGGTTGGGTGAGCGCAGATAAGACGATTTGGAGTGCTGCTATCGGCTATGTCAATCGCCTGCCGCTCAACGATGCGAAGTTTGAGCAAGAATTGGTCTGGAACTATTGTGCGGCTGCCGAAATCGCTGCAACCGGCCCGCAGATGGAGGCGCGCTAACATGACACCACGCTTACGTTCTCTCCCGGACTGGTACAAGTTTTACAGGCAAAATGTCTGCTTTCGCGGTGAATCGCGCCTTATGTGTTATCGGCGCGCTAGGCTCGCAATTCAGAACCAGCATGGATATTTCGGCGTGCCGCGATTGCTCGCCGAACGCAAATTGGAACTTACCGCTGGTCCGTTCAAAGCGCCTTCACTGAACCTGCCGATCGCAAGGCGCATGTCTCCAGAGCAATACGCCCACCTAAACGAGGGACGCCGCAACTGGGACCCTGAAGCCGGAGACCCCAAAGAGGACATACGTTTATGACGCCCACACTTCTCAGTTCAGACGTAATCCACTTTCGCCTGGCGCACGCGGTCACAGCTTACGACATGGCCGCATCACGTCGGCGCGGATATAACCGATACGCGCTAGGGCAGTATCTACAAGCCGTGGAATCGGTCGATGAGGCGCTAAGGCGCGGAAAACCGATGCGCGAAGCGATTGTAGCGGCATTTTACGGACGGCTGCTAGATGCGTGTCTGAAGGCCGTCGGCGAGGCGCAGAGCACGCGGGAGGAGCAGCGATGAACGCGCAGAGATGGATGGTCGATTGGTCCTCAGCGACGGCACGCGGTAATGACCTCGTTGAATATCCCGATCACTTGCGACAGTTCGAGGTTATCCAGCGTTGGGAATCGGCGCATCCCGGCTGCTATGTGGATCGGTTGGAAGGTAGGGGACAAAGCGAATGACTTTACGCCTCGCTATAGCCCGGCTGCAACAGATTCGCATGACGGTTTTCGCGCCTCATTACTTGGCAGCGCACGATAGGCTGACCGATGCCGACCAGACGGCGCTTATCAACGCGATCATGGAACGTCAAGAGGACACTCGCCGTCTCGATTGGCTTGACGCGAACCTCGATGAATTAGTGGTTCATCGCGACTTAACCAAGGGCGTCACGCATGAATTGACGTTTTGCTCACCTGAAAGCGGCTGCCCCGTTGAGAAGTCCGCGCGTACTCTGCGCGATCTGGTTGACAATTGCATGGGCGAAGTGGACCAACCTTCGGACCTTGGCATCCCTGGCGAGGTCTGCACATGCGCCCTGGAGAATCCGTCCATGCTATGCCCGAAGCATCCTGGAGGCGTAGCGTGATCGGCAAAGTCAAAGTGAACACGCCGAACCCGCCGTGTCGCGATTGCGGCGGAATGGCTGGGTATCACTCTGAGACGTGCGGGAACATTCGCCCAAAGCGGCTGAATGATCCTCAGCGGGGCGATATGTGGACCTTCACGAGCAACTACGGCCAGATCGTTCGGCACGTCAAATCAGTGACGCGCAATGGAACGGTGTCGTATCTCAACAATGGGCGCTTCACTCAGTGCTCAATGGCAACCTGGCGGCGATGGGCACGCGGAGCGGAGCTGAACTCGCGTGAGAAATGGTAATGGAGATTACGAACATGACACCCACAATCGAGACGAACATTTACGAGATTCCGCGCAAAGTGCAAGTTGGGCTTGCCTCGCGCTACGACCATCAGGCCGAACAGCGTAAGCGCGAACTGGCACTAGAGCGTGCGCACAAATGCTGGACCGCGCTGGACACCTTGCGGCCGGCGAAGGCGCAGGCTCTCATCATTGCCGAACTAGAGGAGGACCAATCCGACAGCCAGAGCGATTACTTCGGCTCGCGCACTACTCGGCGTGTGGCGATTGGTTGGAGGACTGGCAAGCGGGAGGACTTCCGGCAACTGAGGCGTGCTGCGGCGCGGTACGCTCCTACGGCTCACTTAGGGCCGAACTGCGGCGACTTTCGCATCAAGGCAGTGTGGCGCGGTCCTGATTCGAGGCAGAACGGATACTATCGCACTGAGGGTTCGTATGTGCCAACTTGGAAACTCCACGGCGAATGGTACGACTCACGCGCGGATGCGGAAAAGGCGATATCTAGCAATTCTGAGTGCATGTTGCTCGATGACGGGCGCGTTGAATACGTGATTGAGGGCAGCGAGGCTGGCGTAGAGCATCGCGATAACTACAGCATGGGACATGGGAACTGGGTCGGCTTGCATCGGCATTCGGGCTGGCAGATTCGCTCGCTGGATTTGAATTACTCCGGGTATCGGGATAGCGCGTACATCCTGTGGCTACCCGGCTTGACTTCGGTATGACTGAGCCCTTCAGTCACTCCTGGCCGAATAGGGCGCTCAGAGCATCGGGCGCCCGAATCTTCGGCTCTCTTACCGGCTCCACTCGTAGAGCGGGGCGGATAAGGGTTTAGGAGGCCCGAGTGAAATGCAAAAGGATTACGACTTCACAGGGGCACGGTTGGGGCGCAAGATCGGGCCGTATAACCGTCGCGTTATCGTATGTGGGAAATGCGGACGCCGCGGCACTGACGACGGGGTCTTGGGCAAATCGCAGGCGGTAACGCATCGCGGGCATATTGAGAGCGTTGCTGGCCTAACTTTCTTCCACACGGATGATTGGTGCTCTGTACCAGTCCAAGCGGAGGTGGCATGAGTCGCGCGATAATCACGATCGTGCTGGAGGTCGAGGGCGATGCGGCAGACATTGTGAACGTGCAAGAGTCGCTCGATGCGGCATTGGGTACTCACTGCGCGGAGCACGATGTCCAGGCGCATAACATCACCGTGCGCAGCCGAAACATGACCACGGAGCGGCAGGAGGATGCAAATGCTATACGGAAGTGAGTATGATTATCCTGCGGCACGCGCTGAATGCGAGTGCTGCTCTAGCCCGTGCGACCGCACCGACATATGCCCTAGCTGCAAGGAGGCCACATGCTGGCGCTGCTGGGGCTCGTGCGACGGTTGCGACGAGCGCAAGTGTCTAGCGTGCCTGAAGCGCGTAGGCGGTCTGAATCTTTGCGTTTTCTGCCGCGCTGGTCATGCGCTGTTGCTCGGCACGCAATGTGGAGGCACTCAATGATACTCGTGCTCACAGCCATTGCCCTTGGCTACGCATGCGGCCTCATCATCGCCGCGCTGGAGGGCTCGAAATGAGCACTTTCGATTACACGAATCGGCGAGTGAAAAACTCCCAGCAGGTATTGGACGGCGCGACTCGCTTGACCAAAATCATTGAACTTTACGCCTGCAATCGCGTTCCCGCAGTGCTGGATGTCTTCTTGATCGTTACGCCCATAGCGACTATCCTCAGAGGATTATTCGGAAGCATTTACACCGCGTTGTGGGTGATGTTCTGGCACTACCTGAAAGAGTCGATCCATTGGGATGTCACTGTGAGGCTTCCGGCGTGGTGGCATTTTTCAGTACTGAAGAGATCGCAGGCGCAATGGGAAGCGAAATTCCCCGACGAGGAATTGTGAAATCCTTCGGTGCATTCCTCCCGCTCGCGCTATTCCTCGCTGTGCTGGTCTTGCTCTGCCGCTACCCAGGCGCGGGGATGGTGCCGTAATATGATGGGAACTGATTTCAAGGGTAACCAATTTGGAGTTCGCTTTGAGAGCCGGAGCGATAACGATAACCGTGTTTGCATCCAATTACTTGGCGAGGATGACGAACATTGGTTCGAAATTGGTAATACCTTTTCTAGCTTCTGGCTAGATGACCTAATTTCGGTGCTCCAAACTGCTCGAGCGCATCTGAATGATGAGCAACACTTTCATCGTCCAGATCGTTGGGGTTGGGCGTTTAAACGAAG